GATCGTTTTCCAAAATATACCCAGACACATCCATTTGATGAGTTCTTTGTTGAGCGACCACAGAACGCCCAGTATCATAGCTAGTTAACCTATTACTCCAGCCTGCGGCATAAGATTCATTGATGCTATTTCGTTTAACATCGGATTCAGCATCGATAGCATTATTTGGATCATCCAAAAGTAATATGTCACCTTCGTTACCTGTTGTCTTAGACTTTACCGATGTACACTCTCTGAATCCCCCCGCATTTGTCTCAAACTTAATCTGGCTATCAATGTTCTTCTTTATAAAGAACCTATCTCCCCACCGCGCCTGATACCAATCTGACCCAATAAGAGCCCTACATCTAATAGAGTCTCGCAAAGAAAGCGATCTCGAATGAGAAGAACAATAGATACGCAAATGAGGAGCTTTGAGAAATACCCAAGCCGGGAAAAAGACACACATCACAAGGGACTTAGAACAACGAGGAGGCAGATTAATCAAAAGACACTTTAGATCACCCTCATATATCGCTTGAAGATGATCGCACAATGCCTTCATGTGCCAATTGTCAGAATATGGCCTCTTCGGACCTTCTACATACTCCCATGCCTGTTTTACAAACTCATAGAATGACTCCTCAGCCTTCAATCGACTAAGGTATTCCGTAATCCACTCCCTTTCGGTCGCAATTTCGTTTGCAATTATAATTTCGGGTATATACACTATCCGTATGCAGTAACCGTTCCCAACTAATTGTTGGTATTGTGACTTATTCTGTATGGAGTGTAAACATGGCTAAGCAACAAGAAAAATGCAGCCATAATAAAAATAGACGCGAATGGGCGGACCCCCCGCTTTAATACTCAATCCACAAAAAATAGTTATTAATCTGATATAGATAGGAGCGAGTTGGATGTGTTTGTGTTTTCATAATTGGGGTGATTGGGTTGGATATGGCGTTAAGCATGACCTAATTTATTTTGGTTCTCTATTTCACTGCAAGGCCAAAGACAGAAAGGTTCATTACAAAGAAGAGCGTAGAAGACGTGAGTGTGGGAAGTGTGGGAAGATCCAGGATAAGAAAGTTATTACCTAGTAGTAAAGTCATCACTAAAATATTCTGCATGTATGCAATTTGCAAGGCTGTGAAGAGCGCCCATAATACCAAAGAATCCAACCTTCATTTTTTGGTCAATAAGTCCCATCCTATAAATATCACCGGTGTTATAATTCCCAGCTCCTACAAAAGAACGCAACTTACCTTCTTCTGCTTCTTTAAGCAGACCTCTCAATCCTTCTACAAGCTTTTCATTAGGTGGAATAGAGTCTGGGATAGTAGTTAGGTGAATTGGTTCTTTAAGGCTCATCGTCATACTCACATCTGCTCCAAGAACTACGAATACCTTCTCCATCCTCTCTGTCATCTATATAAACAGCTGTTGCATTTCTTTTACTTTTAATGCATGGTTCTGCATATCCTTTTTCATCTACGTATATGTTAAGCCTTTTTACACCAGTAACCTCTCTATCGCAAAGAGCATCTTCTTCAGACAACCTAACCTCTATATCTCCAGGATGTTTAGATAGAGCTTCAATCAGTTCTCTAACCTTCATCTTACTTCCTCAAATCCTGAGCTCTTAATAGATTTATCTAAAAGCTCTGTAAGTTCCTTAACGGCCTCTCTAGCACCCTCATCGACTCTAATCATCGGGAATACGTAGTTAGTAGGTCCTTCTCCTTCTAAAGTAAGCAGATAAACACCAGTCAATTCTTCTAGTTCATTACCACCTTCATATATAGCCATATCTTCTATTTCGAAATCAACGCCATCCAAACTTACCATTCTTACCTCTAACCCTGAATCATACTTAGAAAGCTTCTCAATCAGTTCTTTAACATTCATGCTCAATATTTCCTGCCTTCAAACTGGCTTAAGTGACAAAGCAAGCCAAAACTCTAAAGCCTTGTTAAAATCTTCTACAGTTCCAGTCTTGTCTACATTCACAAAGCGATGCATCATCTGACCAACCAAAATCATATTACGTAACGCCTGGTCTAAATCTACCTTTTCAACAAGCTTTTTAAGTTCCTTATCATTCATATCATCCCTTCCCCAACTTATCCAACCAGTAAGTAATCTGCCCTGGCGCCTCTACTTCATAGACGTCAGGAAAAGAATCCCAGAAACTACCCTTGTTATTTAACAAGGGGTTATTCTTATCCCAGCTAATAACAGCCATAACTCCATAAGCACCCTTAACTTTATGATACGAGTTATTTTCGCTAGAATAATCCTGAAAAGGATTATTTCCTTTTCTAGTAACCCTTACGTCTAAATCAACTATCTTACAAACAATAGCCCATCCGTCTCCAGAATCAACAATGTGACATGGAGGATTATCTTCGCAGTAGTGCAATAACTCATCCACAAAAGGAGACTTCTCATACTCTGGTTTAAGCTTAACATCTGCTTTAGATATGGCTTGTTTGTAAATATCTATCATCTCCACAACGCCCTTGTAGTCTTTATTCTTCAGGCATTCTTTGACTGATTTCTCTAAGTTATCTACACTCAATAACTCCTGCGTTGCATTGAACTTTTTTACCTTCACATCTTTCTTAAGCGTAACGTTGCCCCATTCCTTTGGAAGTATTAGGGGAACATCCTTAGTGACTTTCTTACCTTTTTTACTAACCTTTGCTTTCTTAACAATCTTCTTCGTCGCCTTCACCATTTGTTTCACTCCTGCGTTTTTTCCATTCTTCCAGCTCTTCGTCATCTTCAAAATACAAAACGCTGCCTAGTAAGTCTTTCATTATTCCTAAATGAGTCATCTCATAAAAAGAATCACATCCAATACAACTACCATAATCCCATCGTATGTGCGCATATTCGTTTTTATCCCAAGGATATCTTTCAGCCTCAACGCACTTGACCAATAAATCTACTTTTCCAGAACATCTAAAGCTTAAATCCGATTTATCTTCCAATACTTCCCAATCTGCAAACAATGGCAAGATATGGTTTGCCCATTGGGCTTTATAAGCTTCTGTTTTCTTAACTTTCATATCATTTCCTTAAAAGACATCCCTGTCATCTCTCCACTACCCTAAACCTTGCGTCGGTGACACAGTCCCAGAACTACTTCTAGCACTATTCTGCCCCGTTGACGGAGAGCTATCAGGCAAAGAAGACTGGCTCAAGAATGGTGAATCAGTGGAAGACGCTAGTCCGTTCACCTCATTCACAAACCCAAAGCTAGAATACTCTTCATGATTCTTGCTGTATAACTCAAATACGTCATCTAGAGCCTTCTGAGCTTCTTCCTTACGCTTCTCCTCTTCACTCTTCTTAGGCTGCTCTGCTTCCTCTTTCAGCTTGGTTAAGCTGGAAAAGGCTTGCTTCATCATGTAGTCCGTTAGAATCAATCCTGTATTCCTCGTAACAGTTTCTTGACTCACACCATAACTACTTGCTTTAGCTGTCCTTCTTACTTCTGTTGAAGACAGCGCTCTATTTTGTCTTTCGGCTTTCTTTGGCATTTTATCTCTCCTATTGGTTAACATACATACCTAAGGTATGTATGTAAGGAGAGGATGTCAAGTGTTTTTTATACTGACTGGCTCCCGTAGACTTGGAAACACAAAATATTGCGGCTTATTGTATCCTTCCCAGAATTCAGTTTTTGGCGCATGCCACCTACCTTTGTTATCTCTAATCTCTACATAACCGTTCTCTATTCTGATAACAAAAAGACCTTGTATTTCACTTTCAATATACTTCTGCTCTCTGGTCATAGTCTTACCTATTCCACTATCGGCCTATTTGGTTGACCCTCTCTCACGCCCTTGGCGTAACCATTAGCGTGCCCTGCTTCGTATTGCCTCTTTAAAGCAATAGGATAACTTTGAACCTGCGTTACCAAGTTCTCGTTAGTTTGTAACAACTGATTATAGTCCCTTTGTAGGTTCTGATATGCATCTGCCAAATGCTTGTTAATCTGCATGTGTTGATTTATTTCTTGCATCTTAGAATCTATCTGCTTCTTTAGCTCTTCCTCATGTTCTTTTTGCAGATGACCTACAATTTCCACAGACTTATTTAATGACTCCAATAGTTTAGTTATCCTCTCGTCACGCATTCTGGCCATCTCTCTCGTCATAGCAAGCTCATTCTCACTGTGCTGTAACGCTGTCATGTACTTGCTAATTTCAGCCTGAAGTTCATCTTCTCTAATCTTAGCAGCTTCTTGCATTCTCTCCTCATTCTCTTTCTTCAGAGCAATAACCAATTGAAGATGCTTGATAATCTTCTGACTCTCCTCTTCTGGCCAATCATGGAATAAATCAGATTCTACTTTGGACATATTTGTGCTCCTTAATTAATAACCACTAAATTTATGTTCGGTAAATTTTCTCTGCATCGATTAACTATTACTTCCTCTACCTTTAAAATAACTTCTCGGTCTTCCCATCCGTCATAAGTATGAGAGGTTTTCCTAACCTCTAATTCTGGGTCGAATTTGCTTAGCACTTCAATTAGTTCTTTAACTTTCATCTTCAACCTTCTACATCTTTAATTTTATCGTCAGTCAAAACATCACCATTCCAGTCCAAGATAACATACGGTTCACACTTTTTTCTTGAATCTGTTCGAATATCAGTTATTTTAAAATCTCTTACATGAGATCCAGAAATAATACTGTGCTCATAAAAAACCACTACCAGGTTTTCATCATATCTAGATAGTTCTTCAATCAATTCTTTAACCTTCATCTTCCACCCTCTTCATTGGAAAAGTTAAATCATTAGGCCCAACACCTTTAGATGAAAGAAGATAAACCCCACACAAGACGAAAACTTTGCTTTCACCAATATATAGCCCAATATCTTCTATCTCACTACTAAAACCAGCATGGTTAACTAATCCTACCTCTAAGCGTGAATCATACTTAGAAAGCTTCTCAATCAGTTCTTTGACTTTCATTCCAACCCCTTTTCTCTTCCTAACTTTCTGATATATTCTCTTGGATTATTCACTCTTTCTTCCCAGGTTCTCATCATGTAATTTAATGCGTCGTAGTAATGAACAATTATTTCTTCCCATTCTTTTCTCTTTTTTTCAATGGACTTATTGGGCTTAATTTTAGTCTCTTTATGCTTCATACTCAAAAACCTCTCTATTTAGAACAATAGCTTCTTCTTCTGAATCAAGCTTTATCTTTCCTATCCAATTCTTATCAATATCCGTATATTCAGAATCAATGCATCCTGTACCCTCTAAATTGACAACCTTTAAATCTCCATCATATTTGGAGAGTATTTCAATCAGTTCTTTGACTTTCATCTTCTTCCCCATACTTACCCCATCCATGAGGAGGATTAACACGATTCCAATACTCTCTAGTCGCTTCACTCAACATATCTCTCAGCTTTTCCGCTTCTTCAATCTTTAACTTAGCATACCAACCATCCCAGTATGTATTAAGATATCCAATCCAAAATACAACGTGATGCGATTTATTTTCATTATCAAAATCAACAGAAACTTCTATCCTTTCATTATCTGTTATCATTTTCCTTACTTCTTGCACCTCACTTCTCCTGCAACAAATACTGATTCGAAATAACTTTGATTCTACGGATTGATGCTAGTTTTCTTTCCATGCTCACCACTCCGAGCTTATTCTGTCTATCGATTCTCTGAGTTTTTTGCGTACCGCAGCTAGCGAATCCTTTTCATAAAACCTCTCCACTACATTATAAATTCCAAACTGTATACTTACGGTAGGCGCCTCGCATATTGTATTAGAACTAATCAAAATATCAATAACATGGTTAAGCTTTTTTACTTCTTTCTCTAATTGCTCAATCTTCTCAGAATCTGTCATAACTCTTCCCCTCCCTCCAAAATCTTCTCAATCTTAAACTCTTTATCCACATTCTCCATTGAAAACCAATCTGTTTCTACGATAACACTTGCGCGGGACTCCTGAAGCGTCTTAGCCACGTGCTCGCTTGCCTTCTTCTGATGTTGAGCAATTAGCATTGCAATTTCTTGTGAAGTCATAGCTTAATTCAATATATCACGTAGGAATGCAATAAATAATGCAAACAGGAAAATTCCAAACATTATCCCAAACCCTGCGGCAACAAATCCAAAGAATCCCATTTACCCAACTTCCTTTACGTTTAATCTTCCATATTTGCCACATTTAAAAATATCCTGATATTCGCATGTTAAAGGAGGCAGATAAACACCATCTTCATCAATTTTTAACAATGTTTGGTCCCAGTCCCCTTCCTCGTCTACAACTCTAACCTCAACGCTCCCACTTTCTTCCGAAACAAGCTTCAAGATTATTTCTTTTTCCTCTTCCTTCTGCACTGGACTATATACTTTAAACTTCATTTCTTGCTCCATATTACCCTACTTGAACTGGTGTCATAAACCACTCGATCAACTCTCCAATTACTCAATACCCTTCCGCATACTCCGGCTTCTTAAATTGGGTAAATACGTAATAGGTATCTCCCTTCTCGTCCGTTTCTGTATAGAACGGCGCGTCACTCCACACCGCATCCCTCTCACGCTTAATCTGCGGCCAACCACTTATATCTATGCAGACAACAATATTGTCTTTGAACCTATCTTCTAAGTCCGCCTTCGTAATATTTGCCATATGTTTAATTAACTCCCCTTTTACCAACACTCCAAACACGCTTCAGTTCCAATCTTAAACCCATTCTGCTTAGCACACTGATGCTCTTCAGGATGAGAGGAACGCCAGTACTTAAGCTCAGTATCTGTTATGTACGCAAAGCACATAAAAGCAACTACTACTATAATTACTATACAACCCATGATAATTTTCGATAGAAGCGTCATCATTGGATAGGCTCATCCTCATTCGCTATGTTATGCAATAGAGTTCCTAGCGATTTAGCTTCTTCGTCCGATAATACGCACCTTACTCTATCATCGTCGCGATCTAGACATGCCAAAACAATTCCGTCCTTGTTACGATATACCTTAATCGCATCTCCGGACTTCGCCTCTAAAATCACTTTGGTCACCATTTCTTCTTTTGCAGAACATTCTGCATTAGATTCACACTTAGGCTGACCTTCCAACATCTTACGCAACTCTTCAAGCGATTGCTTCACAGCAGCTACCTTTCCAGCCACTCTTTCTTTGTCTTGATCACTCACTTCTTTAATCTCAATGTTCATTTCCTGTCTCCTTTATTTCAATCCACGTACCCATAATGGATACGACAAAACAGCCCCAGCTTACCAGGGCTATCTAGTGTGTTGACACACAAATATGCTATGTCAGACACATTATACACACCTACATACGTTGTGTCAATTTCTTTTTCTTCTTAGCCTTGCGTTTAGGCTTAGGCTTTATAACCGCTTTGCCAAGACAACGGAACTCCTCAAACACATCATGGGTAGCGTCACAATTTCTGCACTTCAGTACATAGTAAGTCTTGAATACTGGATTTTTTTTAGGCATCGCTTTTCTCTGCTCTACTCAATAATCCAATATATTCTTTCAATTCTCCAATCTCTTCTTCATTCATATAACACACAGCTTTCTTTATAATTTTTAACCATTCGCTCATATTAAGGTCCACAACACAGCTTGCGTAACTTCCGTCAGTTCCAAGACCATCTCCTTCTTTATCCCCATAGAAAACAAATCTATCGCCTTCTTTTACCAAGCAAAGACAGATATAAAAATCATTACCTTCATAGTCCACAGATTCATCTATCATAATTCAGCCCCTATAAACTGGCCCTCACGCGTGGACTCGAACCACGGACCTTCTCCTTAACAAGGAGCTGCTCTACCAACTGAGCTACACGAGGGAAAATATCTTTATCTAATAAGCCTCTGCGTAAACATAACTCTTGTCATCTGACAACACCCATGTAACGCGTCGATTACCACAATTGCATCGTCTGCTAACTCCGTCCCATCCTCCACAATCTTGGTCTACGTAGTGACAGTTATGGCCATCAAAATCAAATAAATCATCTTCCTTAAGCTTTTCCATTACTAGGTCGGCAAGAATTTCTTCGTCAGTTTTTTTCGTCATACACTATCTTCCTAATATCTGTTATTAAAGCAGCTGTGACACAAATTTACATATTTAACTACCGGATAAGGGACAAACTCATCATCGTCCAGCCTTCTATTGCATTTTCTACAGACTCTTTTTTCCCACCAAGGCTTTTCATCACGCCTTTTACTTGTCTTTTTGCTCGTCATAACCCTTCTTCTTCCAACTCCATAGCCCGTACAAATTCAGAAACACCGATGTCCCCGCAAAGAAAGCTTGTGAGTACAACTCCATCTGTAGATTACGTAGAGACCAATACGCAGCACACACAGTCCAAATAGGCCAGCATATCTTTTTACCCTTAGCATTCAGAAATCTACCAGTTTTTCCTGATAGGCTGAAGACTGTGTCTAGGGCTTCTCCGACTAGGTTAATCGACATTAAAATGGCCATCTCATGTAGGGTGGCGTGCAAAGATGGCACGGACCACCGCCAGACCCACCATTCGTAGGATATGTGACATATCTTGTTCCATTGCAATATTTACAATTGCAGCCCGAAGATTTGTCTAACCGTCTTTCGATATAACTTATTTTGCTTGAAAGTCTCTCCAACGATTCTTCGATTAGTTTGATTTTCATATTTTACCCCCTCTCTCTGATGCATCCATCCATTCAAATTCATTTTTATATCTATACATAAGCGTTAAAGCCAAGCTTCTTAAACCAAAATCTCCTCCACTACTAGCGATACCAAATAGGCAACATTCTCGCAGTGCCTGAAGTATAGCTCGTTAGTATACTTTCGTCTGTAATTTATGCTAGCGTGCGCCAAATCTGCGTGGTAGCGTGCTTTTTCTATGAGACTCATTGTCATCTACTCTTCCCCCTTCGGAAACATGTATTCGGTTAATAAAGCTATAGATTCTTTTAGAAGCGCATTATCAGGACTTCTAAGCTGCATACTGATTAAATTGCAGCGAGCATTCCACACTTTAGCTAAATCCTCATCCATCCATTCCGGATAACCTCTGGCTTCAATTTCTGCCTGCTCAACTTCATACTCTTTTAGCTCTTCTTCAGTGACGCCATCAGAGTATAGAACCCTAATTTCACGCTCTAATTCCACCTCATCTTCTTTAGATATGGTAGACCAATATTCTTTTTTATCCTTAATCATCTATAGCTACTCCAGCTTCTATTAAAATATCACTACACACCTTGCATGCAATATAACTACCTTCAGGAAACGGGTCCTTGCCTGCCTTAAAATCATCCCCAGGAATGTGAACCCTGAAACTATCATCCATGATTGCATTCCTGCATATACCACATCTAAGTGGCAGCTTTAGTTCCACGTCTCTCATCCCGCATAAAATTCTCACACTTCACGCCATTGTCAGTATGCTCAAGGTACTTATAATATTCTGACCACGCCTGATAATAAGGCGTTGGAATAGACGTATACCTATAACACTTATTCCTGAGCGGGCATCCTATACCTTCACATTTGCTGATGTCTGGCATACTAAGAAACTTCCTTACGTTGTTCTGAATATTCCGAAAAGCCATACATAAGCATATCCATAAAAATCTTTCTATGTTTTTCTACTATTTTCAAAAGTTCGTCACGACATGCTGTATTCATAAACGCTTCAACGCGCTTGGCTACTTCCTTCTTTTTCTTAGTTTTACGACCAATTATTTTGCATTCTACTATTTTATCGGTCATCTTAATCTACCCCTCTTCCATTATTCATATATTCCTTAGTGTCAAACCACTGAATCATTTCTCTCGCCACATCTATTACCTGTTCCCAAGGAATGCTAACCCAAAGAACTTCCTGGTTCTTATTCAAAACACTATAATTGGTTATCCTTAAACCACTCGTTCCATTCATAGAGTCATACATAGATATTTTAATGTTATGCATCACCAATCCTTGACTTAATATACCCGCATGGAAAGTTTCTCAAAAGTATTGCGCCAGCATAGTATGCTCGGATAAATGCTCTTAATTTATCTGCACACCATTTCCGTCTTATTTCTTTACCCAAGTCAGGAGATAGCCTTCCAAGAAGACCTCTACACCAAACAGTGACGTCATGATTCCATGCTTCTTCTTTCTCAGATTCTTCTATTGAATTCATTTGGTCGCCCCAACTACAAACGGCACTTCCTTGCTCATCATAGTAGTTGGTAACTTACCATCCCACTTGTTGATAGCTTCCCATCTCAAGAGCTCATCATTCAGTGAGCGGGTCAACAACGCATTAGCTTCTGCATCGGCCTTAGCCTTAATCAGCTTACTCTTTGATTCACCTTCCGCTAACGCTACTTCTTTCCTGGACTGTGCTTCAGCCTCTCTCAGCTCATTCTCTCTTTGCTGCGCTCTCTGAATAGCCTCAATCTTCTTGTTTAAGGCTTCTTTTACCGTCGGCGGGACGTCAAATTGCCCAATGATATAGATATGCGAGATGTTAAACCCAAGCGGTGAAAGCTCTGTATTTACGTCTGTCAGAATCTTGGTAAAGAAGTCTTCCTTCTTCTCTCCGTAAAGTTCTTCTATCTTCATTCTAGACGAATATCGATTCATCGCGTCACGGATATTATTCCTGACGAATAAATGCGTAATCTCGTCCATACCTCTGCGGTACTTGCTAAAGAGCTCATGGATACGACTAGGAACTAAATTATAGGTAATACCTACTTCAGAGCTTACTGAAAGGCCCTCAGAAGTCTGAAAGGTAAACTTTTCGTTGCCTGTCCATTGATGGTTTTGCTCAAAGATTGGGAATACATAGACCCTCTTCCAGGGCATCACTATGTGCATCCCCACTGTAATTTCTTTGTCTTCTACGCCTCTGTCAGAACCAAACAGGTCAACCACTACACCTACTTCCCCAGGGTTAATGAATGTTACGAGGTTTAGTGTCATTATTAAGATACCAAACCCCATCCCACCTATAGACCCTAATTTAGACCAAATGTTGTCTAAGTCCCACTTAAGAAACCAATAAGCAAAACCTGAACCAACCAATAAAATAAAACCAATAATAAACAAAATCATCCTATTACTCCTCTCTTAAACCTTTCTTTAACCACTCTTTCCAATCCCACACTATCCGGAACCCATTTAATCCCATTCTTCCACAACTTATGCCATGCTATTAATGCTTCAGCGGCCGCCACATTTATCTCTTCTAGTTTATCTTCCAAAAACCTCTTGCACCTTCATGAAAAACTTTGCCCTTTGAGCATCGAGAATATACTCGCGTAACTCCTCTTTATCATAATAGTTATCCATGTAGCCCATAACCTTTTCAGATACTTCTACTCGTTCTTTATTCACAAAGTCTACGTATACTACGCTCATGATTGTCCCTCCTCTAATCGTACATTCAATCTATCAAACAACTCCTGAATCTTATCCCTATTAGCTATACATTCAAAATGTAACTTAAGACATATATCTGTTAACCTACCTATAATTCCTGATAAAATAAGTTCTTTCTCGGGGACACTCTCTAAAGCCTTAAACTCTTTTCTTACTTCCCTACAGTATTTTGTATGCAAAAAATCTACTTCCTTTATACTGTTAGCTCGATATTCGTCAAGCTCTTTACTCATAAATTAGCCTCTTTATTTAAATCATACTTATCTCTTTCTATCTCCATAAAGACAAGCGTAGATAGAACGACCATATCCTTTATACCCCATTGCTCTTTCATAAACTTTACCAGCTCCCCTATCTGAGGATCATAAATACTCATTACCCCACGATGCCCACTTTCGCCTACAAATTTCCATCCAGCATCAATATGCTTTTTGATATTCACTATGTCCAGGTATAACTTAGACCCATTCTTTGTCTTCACGCGCTTAAAGAGGCTAACCCATTTGTGATATTTGTCTGGCGCTAAAAAGACCATCAAACATCCTCCACTTCCAACTCAAATAATATCTTACAAAGATATCTATTAAGCTTTTCAACCTCATCCAGCTCCCCATTGATAGGATAGCCTCTATCCCTAAGTATAGATTTATACATGTCAATTATTCCCAGTAAAATCCTTACTTGCTTTTCAGACAGTGTAAGCGGAGCATATTTCATTACGCAGCCTCCTTACAAAACGGACAGGGACACTTTCTTCCAATCAACCAGTTTCTCCAAAGAAATCTTAATCTACCAACTATCTCTTCTCTGTAAAGATTATGCTGCTTCTTTTGGTCCACCATCGTATGACCTCCATCTAGGCTTTCTAAACGAGTTCCACAAGAATACATATTCACCACGCTCAGTTTTCTTTCCATCGTGTGGTTCATGTCTAAAACCTTGGTCGTCCAATACCATTGGAACACCATTCTTGCCTATAACTATCTCCAGGAAGTCTGTATCCTTGGGATTAATCCTTGTTACTTTGCTCATATCCTTACCCCTGGCTCCTCTATATGAATGATGTTTTGCAACAGCACTATAGCATTCTTAAGCTTTTCCATTTGAGCACAATCTACTCCAATCCCTTTTGCTAATGATCCATATTTCACCCTAATACTCTCCACAACACCCTCAACAGCTTTCTTAGCTGCTACTATATCGTTAAATGTTTCAACGTTCATATCGACACTAACCTCCTATCCCAAATACTCATTCAACTTTTCCTTTAAATCCATAATCTCAAGATATTCGCTATCTGCTTCTGCACTAATTCCTCTGGCCATGCTCTCCAGATGTATAGCCTTATTTGACAGTGTAATAGCTCTTATTAAATACCTTATCTGCATTTCAGACAATTTAACATCAAAGATTCTATCGCTACTCATAACGACACTAACCTCCTATCCATATCAGCCCTAATCAGGAAAGCCTCATCAGACAACCTTTGAAGCTCTTCCAACTCTTTCCTAGCCATCTCCATAATTGCTGGAGATAACTCCTTACCTTGGAAATACTCTTCCCAGAATTTATCCCATTGTCTACACCATTCGTATAACCAATTAGGCATCTTTTTCCACTCCCTCTTCCTCAGCTACCATCAGGCTCACCTATCCAATCTTTGTATTGCGCTATCTTTGACTTAAGCTCTTCCACCTCTTCCACAAGCTTAAGTATAACCCTATCTCGCTCATCACCAAGCCATCCCCAATCTTCGTAGAGAGTTGCCCTATAGGCTTCTACTAGATCATTCATAGGTATAATCGTCAGGCCCATATTATTCCCCAGGAATATTATCCTTTTTGACTTCTTTCCCGCCTTGCGTCTTTGCATGAATCTTTGAAACAATAGTCAGAATCACGACCACCGCCTTAAGATACTCAACATAACCCTTCATGCCATTAGAACCAGCTTTAAATACCCATTGAGCCTTATTCATTACCTACCTCCCGTACCTTTTACCATTTCCATCAACATCACCAGCAAAATCAATACCCCATATGACACAACAAATGTAAACGCAATTATCGTCGGAAACAACAGATAAGCCAGCATGAACGTATTAAACATCTCTGCCTTATACGACTCTATCATTAACCATCCCACTAATAGCCCATGTGTCATAAGAAACAATGGGCTAAGCATGGAGATTTTAAGATTGAGTCTGTTTAACATCTGCAAACTTCCTTTTCAAAAGCAGCTCTCTGTAATGCACTTATCTCTTCTACGCACATCCTCTTTGTATTCCTTACTTCCCTTATCCGAGATGCACACCCATCCCAATTCCCCGTTTCATTACAATAATCCAATATGTCTTTTATCAAGATATTCCTCACCCTCTTTAGCTTAGCTAAAGCATACTCCAAGGTATTGAACACTTGAGTAATATCACCATCTTCAACATATGCATAATATTTCATATCAACTATCCTCCTTATCTAATTTAATATCTTACTATCCCACTTGGTTACAAATTGGGCTAAATGGATTAAAGCCCTCCTTAACAAGCTTACCACCCACCCATAACTCATCGTATTTCTTTGCCCTAAATAAATCCCTTATTTTATCCCACACATCTAATCCAAACCCATAAAGTGGTTCTGGAATCGATAAGATCTTAATGGACGTATTATCTTTAAGCACATCCAAAAGGCTCTTTATCTGAACAATATCTAACTCCTCGTAAAACAAATCTAATACATCATCGCAACGATTTTCTGCAATGTTTTTTAGCATATCATCAAACTTTACCTGTGCATTCTTTACCTGTGCATTCATATCAACTATCCTCCTATCTAAAACCAAAATTAACTACATATCTGAAGTATGCAGGTACCTACATACGTTGTCAAGTACTTTTTTCACTTTTTTGCAAAATATTTTCACTTAGTAAAAATCCTAACTATGTCTATAAGGATAAGGAAGAATATTCCCCAGAGAATAATGTCAATCGACGTCACAGCTACACAGTATTCCTTCGTTTTCGGCCATCCACATTACTTCGTCCATCAAGACTGATAAATTCCCTTCTCCCATACTACGACGTACGTGATACTTTGTAGACTCACCACTAATATTGTTTGTCACAACTAAGACTTCACTACCTAGTTTGTGTTCAAATATCAAAGAGCCTTTAAGTGTCCCCTCATGATCGTTTGTCTTTAAGACGTTATTTGCTGTAGTCATAAATACTCCTTTGTCCGATAGTGATTAAGAAGTTCGTTATACCCCATACTCTTGTAGCTTAACCAGTTGATATGGCGCGTAAGGGTATGAGCGGTAGCAGCATTTCCAAAATCAGCTTTAATACCGTTATTTAGGACCACAGGAACGATATCTCTAACACTTATATCATTCCTATCACTTACACAACCGTCTAGCTGCTCTATGATGGTATCTGTGCCTTTAAACGCCATTATCCTCTCCAAACCCCATCATGTATTTACTAGCCATAACCTCTGCTGTATCTTGCAAATACCTCTCAATCTGAGCCTTATTCATTTTTAACAACTCCTTATTGCGTACCACATGCAAATTCCCATATCCTTCTGCGTCCGCTATGAAAATATAAAATCGCTCATCTTTTGGATAATAGAGTAACTCTATTGTGGCCTTAATTGGTTTTGATTTGGCTACCTTAGCTTTCTCCATTATCCTTCCCCATACTCTCCCGTATTGACTCTATATGCTCCTCATACATGTTAACCATAGTCTTAGCCGTATCATCTAGGAACGCCTTAATTTCATCGGGCGACATAGTACGCAAAGCCTCACATTCATGCTCGTATACGTCTTCTATACCATCCCGGTCTTTCATGTAGATATGAAAACAATTACCCGGTGGATAATGTAATAACACTATTGATGAGCTAATCTCTTGAGCTGGTTCAATTGGTTTTAAGTTCATAACGCTTATTTAACTCCTGTTTAAGTAAATCAATACAACAATTGGTGTTTTGCCACGTAAAGAGCTTGTCATAATAATATACAGATATCCCGAAGGGAAGATAAGTTAACCTTACGGAATATGACCGAAATTCTTTACCCCCTTTCCCCTTAGGAATACATTCTGCTTTTATCTCCCATGGATAAACCTTAAAAGGCAGCGGAACATCTCTTTCAGACCATCCACTAACATAGATAGGTAGCTCGGCATTAATCTTCTGTACTACGGTCAGAAACTCTAAAAGCTTTATGGCTTCTTTGCTCATCCCACAGGGAACTAAGGGAGACATTTCAGGATTTGTCATTGTGCCTTCCGTTGCTTTCTAGCCTGTTTATTTCGCTTACGATTCTTGGCCTTCTTTTTGGCCATCTGTCTCGAAGTCTTAATAGTATGCTTTCTTGATTCTTCCAACAACTTCTGAAACTCAATATCCCTATCAACAGATGGCTTCATCATGAGGTCATTGAAACTAATCGTCTTTATCATGCTTTATCCTCTTACACTCATCCCTTATCACCTCACCATCTACTACTTTTTCAGGCGCCTTAACGTTCCTAAGTGGATGCATACCTGGAGGAGCGCCAACAAAAGAGTAACCCATATGTCGCATTATAATCTCTGGGTCCTGGCATCCAAGACCTAATCCTGAACCAGAATATCCACCTCTTAATGCAGCGCCAAAACCTGAAGACGGAGATGAGCAATCAACACAAAAATAAGTATTACCATGCCAAACTCCTTGCCCTCCACACCTAATACACGCTGGAAGCGCTTTCTCTTTCCCAAAACGTTTCTTAATAGCTCTCCACCAATCCATCAAGTTCCATCCCACATAAAACGCTATAGCATGTACAACAAACGTTACAGGGTCTGAAATCCATTCTAAAAAGCTACATATTACACTCATGGGTGCCCCATTTAATAGTTATCGCCTTATCCCCAACATCATACATACACCAATTTGAACATAACCCTAATAGGGCCAATATCAATACAATCCCAGAACTTCGCACTACCATTAGAATAATCAAAATACAGTTGATTATAACAAATACGTCGCTACAACAGTTCATTCAGCCTATCCTTATATATCCAACTCCAATGCAACATATGCTCTCTTAATAACATCTGCCATGGTCTTTAAATCTTCCTTTTCTAACACGTAAAAAGTATCCTCTTTTTCATGATCTTTATCTGCATCTATACCAGGCTGAGGCGGATACAACTTTCCACCAGGATTTCTTTCACCATCAAAAGTACCTCCAACCCAGCTATAATACCAATAGGTAAGAGGCTTTCCTTCGTCTATTAATCCTTTAACATAACTATGATAGAAATCAGAACCATCCTGAGCACCCTTTTTACTTTCCACCAATACATGCTGAGAGTCGCTTCTTTTTATAGCCAAATTCCAACAACGCCCCAATCTACCTATCTTCATAAAGATAATGTCATTAGGTAACTTCAAAAACTCTTCTCTAGTAACTAATCTCATTTACTTCCTCCCAATATGCCATCTAAAACATCCTCTAAATCAATAGCCTCCTTCATATTAAGCAAATCTATCTCTTCCAATACATAAAATTTATCATCACTGAAATCTTTGTGGAAATACCCTTCTTTCGCATGCGCCCTACAACCATCATCGGCTAAAGGAAATGGCAGCACATCCTTATATGCCCAGTTAATCTTGTGTGGGAAGAGCTCCATTTCTTCACTATGCTGACCCTCCGTACCAGTCAATTTAATCCTCAAATTTCCCAAACCAACATTTACACCATCCTTAACATGCACATGGCAATATAATGTATTCTTTGGCAAATTCTTAAACTCTTCTTTATCAACTATCTTCATTTCACTTCCTCCGCCCTAATATCAATCACATTCAAATTCTTTTCCACACCTTCAATATGCGCTATACGTTTGCGTAATTCTTCATCACTCGCCAATCTAGGAGTAACTACTTTTTTCTCGTCATCATCAGTATGAACTTTAGGTAATCCCATGCCTCTATCAAGCATCAACTTTATCGCAGCTAAGCGTATATCAGGTCTTTCTCCTTCGTCTTCTATCATTCTAGCAAGTACTTCTAAGCCTTTTTCACAATAGCTTTGTGCCTTAAGTACAAGATGCTGTTTCAGTCCACCAGGATTCTGACAAATACCTTTTACCCATGCTGGATTACCAGGTTTACCTAAACTACTCATCTGTTTCCTTCCCAATCTTCCATAACGTTTCGTCAAATAACTCTTTCAAATTATCAACACAATGCAAATAATCATAAAACTCTTTCTTATCAGAAATAAATTTATCCATTTCATTTTCGCGCATTTTAGCATACAAATTATCTATCGCATGTGAAATGCATTCTACTTCTTCAAGAGTAAATCTAAAAGGAAAAACATCACAATTTTTAATTTCTAGCTTAGCTTCCATAACTGTATCCTATCACTAAACATATGTTTGCTAACTGGTTAACACTTACTCAATGGTGGATGGGGTAGGATTTTAACCTACGATAGCATAAACCAACGAATTTACAGTCCGTCTCAATAAACACTCTGACACCCATCCATAACAAGGCACGCCATGAACGTGCCCAGATACTCTTTCTACGCTTACCTCATGTTTCAGAGTGGTAGTCGAGCTAGAGAGAGCCACTAGTATTTCGTGATCACCAAGAAACGGAAGTGGCTCTCATGTTCGTGAGCGATGATCGTCTCAGAACGTATGCATTATACCTCATTCTGTATTTTTCTCACAACACTTTTAGCTAGTTCTTCCGCATATTCATCGTCTTCCCTTTCATATCCCATCATTCCTTCAAAAGCTTTGTCTTCGCCTATTTCTCTTTTAACATGATTCTTAATCAAACATAACTCATCCAATGTAAACCGTATGCTTTTCAACTCTGACTTATCTTTTCGCTTCTTCATTTACTTCACTCCTTACTTCCCATCCACAGGTGGTACAAACATTGGATACAATGCTCTCTTAATTCTCTTCAGAGCCTTTTGCCCTACTCTATCAGCATATTCTTGGTCTGCCAATTCCTCATGTAAACAATCCTTTTTGTTAATTTGCCCACACATCCATAATCCAAAATGCTGATCAATCCATCTAATCTCATCCATAGTAAACTCTATCGATTTCTTGTAAGAAGTATCTTTTTTCATCTCACACCTCGTATTACTAACCCCACACGAACAACTCCCAGCTCCAGGAACATTAGTTTGAAAATCTAATATTGAATAGTACTTACCAATCTCAGCAATATATCTTTCCATTCCCTTCACTCCTTTTTCACCAATTGCAATGGAGACATCGCCTCACACAACATCCCTCTTAACTTCTTCAAATTTTCTGACGTCACTTCATCTGACGAACGCATAGGATTATATTCTAACCTCAGATCTTTATCCAATATCTCATCAGCAATCGTGCTATCTAAACACACAAACTTAAAAGCAATCACATGTTTCGGCGGGCTCCAAACAAACGAAGGATCTCCACTAATAATCCTATAAAGCCCTGCAAATACTTGTCTAGGAGTCAGATCATTTATACCTAACTTCCACGCTTGCATGATCATTTCTCTATCTCGTGGATCTTCCCAAAAATGTTTATATCCACCATAATACCCCGCTAATTTGCCTACTACATATTCAGAAACCAATTCTTGATCTATATCTTCAAACATAGTCAATCGATTCTTACTATCACAAATTGTATTCAATGGAGCATTATTCAATTCTGGCAACTTCTCCGCATACGGATGCATCTAACTCCTCCTTCTTCCTATTACGTTCCTCTCCAATCTCCTTCTCCCTGAGCCTTGCAGCTCTTTCATCTAATTTTCTTTTCAACTCTTCATGCCCCTGCCTTGCAGCTTGGTTAGCAGAATGTCTAACAGCATCTTTGTTATTTGGATTAATTGGTATTCGTGGTGGCTTGTCAGCGTTTTTGACAAACATGTCGATTGTGTCTTGATCTTTGAGGATGTGTTTCAGCTGTGTAAAATTTTGATCCATGTAAAACGGCGTTAACGTACATCCCCTAATTGCTTTCTTAAGTTTTTCGACTGAATTATGCCTCAAAGCACCCCTAATAATTTTCTCTCTCTGAGCGTTTATTTCAGAGTCGGCATGCAGTAGTAGCGACCATTCTTTAAAAACCTCCAGAATCGCAGATTTGACGCCTTCTTGGAGTGCTTTTGATGCAGATCTAACCACCACAGTTGAACTGTCGACAAAACCTTCTATGATTTTGCCTTCTAACACATGAGGATTTTCCTCTCCGCGCTCAGCGCGGCCGACGACCCTTTTTTTATTATTTTTTTTAAAACACTTGTTTTTTTCATATGTATTTATTTCTTGATTGATATTTTTACTGATATTTTCAGAATTTAGTTTGAGGTTAGTGATTATGTTTTCATCTCCATTCGACTCCCTTCCATTCCCTTCCGTAGTCGAGGACTCGTCGAATGCTCGTCGAATGCTCGTCGAGGACTCGTCGAATGCTCGTCGAGGACTCGTCGAATTTTGTTCATTTTTGGGTGAAAATGGATATGGATAACGATAGGTCGGCCGATCAATCTTCTGGTGTTTTTCCCAGCTACATACTTTGAAATAAAACTGACCATCAACTTCATATTCTTCTACTAACTTATTTTTTATGAGTTCGTCTATCAACTTTACGATGTTTTTTTCCTTAAAATTGTCTGATGGAAACACTTCCATCTTAATTCTCATGTAATCTTTAGTGTGAATTCCTCTGTCATCGCAAAAATTCCACAAACCTATGAATAATAATCTCGCATTTCTCGAACACGAAACAACTTGTGGAGAAGACCAAAATTCTGGCTTCACAGTTCTAATTCTACTCAATTTCCTTCCCCTTGTAGGTCAAAAAAAGTCCATTACGCCCCTAGCGGTGAATTGTCGACAACATAGAATATCAGATAATGTAGGTAACGCAAAATATTTATTCTCTTAAATTATCTCGAATTGCAGAAATAATAGTTACATAACCAGCAAACCTGCCTTTTTCTCCTATTTGGGCTATTTTTTTCAAATAGCCATTATTAATTAATTCTTTAATACAGCTTTTCGCTATTCCTTCTCCGCCAATTGATTGTTTAGAGACCCAGTTTACCCTTATTTTAGATCTCTCTTCTTCAGGCAAGCTCAAAAGAAACGCCAACATCCCCTTTGCCTTCCACGAAAGGTGCTTATCTTCTAAGTAATTACTCATTCAATCCCCCTTTTATTCTTCAAAAATCCATGTTACACTACCCTTACTTAATTTCTCCTTAAATTAAGCTAATGTTGAGTGGCGAAAGATAGGGTGTTTGTAACTCATTCACCCTATCAGTCGCATATCAGGGTGTAGCTCAGCCTGGTAGAGCATCTGCTTTGGGAGCAGAGGGCCGTGAGTTCAAATCCCACCACCTTGACCAATCTTTTACCCTCTCTTATTTCTTTCTCTGTACTTCTTCATTTGCTTTAAAAGTCTTTCTTTGTTTCTCCAATAGTAAAGCCGAGCACGTTTGCGGTGATACTCAAGATTCGTCTTATAATATCTCTTAGCTCTTTCTAAGTACTTTTCACGGTTATTTATATAATATTCCATTCGCTTACTACCATTTCTCCTATATTCCTCACGAGCTTTTTTTAATATTTTTTCTTTGTTCCGTTTATAATATCTGTTAGAATACCATCTTGCATACTCTAAGATATATTTTTTGTTCCGAATGTAGCTATCTTTAGCGCAATGCTTGCACTTATAGATATATCCTCCATCTGGATGATGACACTTGTAGAAGTTATCAATAGATAACACTCCATGGCGTCGACATTCTCTTGTGTGGAGGCTTTTGCCTTTCTTTTTACTATTTTTTTTCATACTTTTACCTTTTTTAAGCAAAGTTAAACCATGTAATAACTTACGTGGCTTAACTTTGGGATTTAGATTTTAAAACGGAACATCGTCATGGACAGAAGGGTTACTATCCAGTCGCATACTTGTAGTAGCACCTGCTGTTGGATTGACAATAAAGTGATCTACAACTGTCTTGTCCCCATATTGTGGATTGGTAGAGTATTGCGTCTTTATCTCACATTCTCCACGTAATCCAGGCAGGTCTCTGTCTCTTAATTCCGCAGAGGAATTGTATAGAGAAGATCGCCCAGCAGACTCTAAGAAAGCCTTGATTCTTCCTGGGTTATTATGCATGAGATATACCCATACCTTCCCGGTTTCGCCTAGCTGGTCTGTAACGTTTAACGTCAACTCAATCATGGGCTTACCAGAGCTTTTTGAGATAGCCTCAATTGCTGTCTCCACTACATATCTAGCTTTACCAGGAGCCAATATCTTGTTTTTGTATTGACCATCTGGGGCTGGATTTTCTTCATACTCAAATCGCATTTACTTTCTCCTTCCATACTTTTCAAAATACTTGTCTAGCCCTTCACGGACAAACAAGCGTACCATAAAAGATAAATTAAGATCTGAGTCAAAATCATACTGCACGATCTCCCGCGGATCTCGTCTGATTATGTCACATAGCTTATCTACCTCCTTTTTCATATTCGGATCCATAAACACACAATATCTCATCTTAATTTCTTTTTTCATTACCCTCTCCAACCATTCTACAACCACTACTACTTGACAAATGTTTTTAAAGTATGTATGCTCCTACATACGTTGTCAAGTTTTATTTTTTATTTGTTTAAGGAGATACTAGGTATGTCTAAACTTAAAGGAAAAGCCCCTACTCTTACCAAAAAGCGCCTAAAAGCTTTCTTTTACGGCAGTTCTGGAACCGGCAAGACTTCTTGTTGTATCCAATTTCCAAATGCATATTACATAGATACTGAAAAAGGCGCAGAACATCAACAATATGTTGACGTACTGACAAAGAACAACAGTGTGGTTTATCAGACAAGAGATTTTGAAGATTTGTACGATCAGGTTAAAGCGCTAGCCACTGAGCAGCATGATTTTGAGACGATCATTATAGATCCAATCACTTCCATTTATTCCAATCTGTTAGACGCGTGCTCTAAGAAGTTTGACAATCGCTTTAACAAGCATTACGGAGAGCTGAATAAGTCCTTCGAACGATTGTTAGACTTACTTTTACGCATAGATATGAATGTAATAATCACTTCCCACTCTAAAAAAGAGTATGGCAAAGAAATGTCGGTTATTGGCACCACGTTTGATGCCTATAAAAAGCTTGACTATATATTTGACTTAGTAATAGAAACTAAGATTGAAAACAAGAGATACGTAGGAGTCATAAAGAAATCAAGAATCTCCAGCATGCCAACAGGAGAAGAGATAGACTTTAACTACAAGATGCTCGATGGGCTCTATCGTAAAGACCTGGGTAAATCAGTCCCCTTAGAATTGATTTCGGAAGAAAGCTTAGCAGAACTCCAAAATCTTATTGCTAGAACGCCAAATTCTGAGGAATGGATTGCAAAATGTCTTACCAGTGCAAACGTGTTAGAGCTGTCAGCTTTAAGTCAAGAACAAGGTAGTAAGATGATTGCTTTTCTTAAAAGCAAACAACCCACGCCCTTACAAGTGGTTAAGTAAGTATAAAGGGGAGATCATGAACCAAGAGGATATAGAAATATTTCACGCATTTGAAGGTGTGGTGGATGCCTTTAATGGGAAATCAATGGAAGTCATTTCTCAAAATATAGCCGCATTTATCTATGCTTATTTAGAAGAGATCCCTAAAGAAGAAAGAGATACTTGGGCTAAAAAGTTTTCTGATGATATTTCAGAAGTACTGGCTAAAAGTAAAGCGAACAAAAAGTAACCTTATTGAGGGAGAGGACGCTTTTTAAAAGGATTTCTTTCCCTCTTGCATTTATTACTGCAATATTTTGCAAGGTCTCTCTTTGAACGCCATTTCACAAACTCAACTCCACACACCCGGCAGATAATAGACACCTTACCACATTCTTTCCAAATACAATTCCCAGGAATATGTCCGTCATTCTTGACAAGCAATCTGAGCTTGTGACTTCGGGATGGCTTCTCTCCCATGTCTTGTAAGAAGTTCAAGAAACCGGTTTTATCTTCCAGCCATGCAGGATGAAATGGTCGGTCAATCCCTGTGGTTCTTTTCTTAAACATGTAGTAATTCTTTATCTTTTGCCAGGTCCAATAAGTGGGAGTTACCCCTCTTTTTTTAGAGCCCATGCCATGGATGAATCTTTTATCGTTCTTATCGCCCTTCTTTTTTCTCTTGCGTCTCTTTGGAGGCTTACAAGCCTCTTTTAAATAGTCTGGATAGTATACGAGCTTTCCGTTAATCCAAATCTTACCTATTTTCTTTTCCGTCATATAGTCCCTTACAATACCTGTTGTAGTTCTCCATGAACTGCTCCCTCGTTGCTTCACCTTTCTCAGTGTTCCAATACTTCTTGTAGTACTTCCAAATCCCTTCAGCATCACGATAACTTGGAAGAGGCTCTTCAATATTCCAATAAAAAATTCGAGCGATTGCCACAGCTAGCTTTAGGTTGTAAATCATGTCTTCGGCAATCGGAGTTCTTGAAAAGTTACATACCTTAGCTAAGTGATTTTGAATAGGTTTTCCCTCTATTTCGTTCTTCCAAAGACTATGGAAAGTAGCAGGCTCCATTTGAAACAGTCCAACGGCTGGTCCACCTTGTTGAATGAGATATTCTCCCTGTGACTCTTGAGCCATAGTAGCTAATAGAAGAGCGATAGCATTTTCCGAAAAATAAGACTTTAGAGTATAAGTTGAAAGGCTGATAAGAGTGGGTCTTATAACGTGATCTGAAAATTGCTTAAAGTTCACTCCATTCCCCCATAGCAGTTTCTTATGATTTGCTTGGCTTTTTCTAGGGTATTAGCTGTACAGCACATAAACCCACGCCTACCAAGATTATCGAGCATTAACTTTTGACTGTCAGATAAACTTCCTTTATCTGATTTTAGCTCCAGAAATAAACCTGGATAAGAGCCTATTGCCAAGGAATAATTTTCATCCTTTCCCAATAAAGAGTTAAAAGGGACCGCAACGAAGATGTCAGGAACGCCGGCCTTTACACCCATAAGCTTTAATTTAGCCCCTTCCTGAGCACTTCTGCCTTGGTTTGGGGTATGCCATGCTACCTTGTAAATCTCCGGGTTATAGGTGGCAAGCCACGCAAAGAAACGTACCTGCATGTCTTGTTCTGGATGAGCGCGCTTTCTCCTTAAAGAAGGAGCTTTCTTTATTCGCCAAACCCTGGTTCTTCTTACAACCACTGAAACATCCGTGTAAAAATATACAAGTAAGCATTTTATCCTAAGTATGGTAAAATGTCATCCAATAAACTCATGGAGGTGTATGTACACAATGGTCGATTCAGAAATAAAGGATTTCCTAGATAATTCTCATGCTAATTATGTCAGAAAACTATCAAGAGTGATTACAGCTTTTTATGATGCGAAGCTGGCCGAGGCTGGTCTGAAGATATGCTATTCGCAGTTGTTTATGTTGATGGCTGTAAAGGGATATTCTGGGATCCAGAGGCGTGATTTTTGTAAAACTACAGGGCAAATGCGCACAACGGTAATGCGTAATATGAAGCTTTTGCAAAAATCAGGGTTTGTGAATATCTTGAAGGAAGAAGAAGGAAGAAAGACTTATTTAATTGGCAAGTGTTATTCATTGACAGAACTTGGAGAGCAAGCTGTTGAGATTGGATACAAAATTTGGAAAGAATTTCAGGAAAAAATTGATAATGAGGTATTTTCAGCCGGATACGCAGATCAAGAAGACCTAACATCTTTGAAACATACCTGCAACGAAATTACCTTTGCGTTGCAGGCAATGTAAAGACGCCTTACTCTTCTAAAGAAGAGATGTTTACGTTAAATAGATCATCATATGGATTAGGTTTTTCAAAGCCTAATACAGAGATACCTATTAGAACTACCCCACATACAAAATACAAAACCCTTAACCCATTACACATGATTCACCTCCTGAGAAATTAATTTGAAATAGCGATGCCACGCTTCGTCAAATAAATCCGCAATCTCTCTCGAGAGTAAATCATAGAAGTCAACCTTGTTACTTATTCTCATTCTCTTCATTATTAGTAGTCTTTCTGTAACGATATTGTCGATCATATCCAGAGCATCATGAATTATCTTTTGCTCATGTCTCGATATCTCAACTCCATACAACGGTGTAACATTCTCCATTTCCATATCCCCCATAAAGTGCAGTTACACTTTAAGTATGTACATACGCTAGAGCCTTGTCAAGCATTTATTCCCTGGGAATAATTTTCGTGTTGTTTCACTAGTTCGTCCCTTAGAATAATGACGGATTTCGGGGCAATGATCCCGATTTGGGTATGGGGACCTTTGTAAGTCAATATCTTGAGCTTAACCGTTTCCCCATTGGGAAGATTTAAAGTAACTCCTTGTCCTACCATCCTGCTTAAAACTAACATTCCTTGTCTCCTTTGTTTAACTTAATCTTGCGTCTGCTGTGTAATGTACGCCTAATACGCCGCCAACAGTTGTCGTTGCATGACCTGTGCCATTTACGAAAAAGCTATTTTCGCTCGCATTGTAAGTACTAGAACCGGTCAGATCTTGTGCGGCTGATTCATCCCGAATTGCTCCATTAGCCGCCTCAGGATTGTATAACGTAATTGTTGGAGTTATTCGCATACTTTCCTTGAAAAATATAGCAGAAGAGCTCAACGCCACAGCTCCTGCCGCATAGGCTATATAAATGAACTCCGCTTTGTTTTTTCCTATATTTTGAGCAGGCGCAGTATCGTATTTGAACGATTTGGTGTAAAAATATTCACAATTGGATATTTGCTCACTAAATGGCAATCGTTCAAAAGCGGTAGCTGCTACGCCTTGTTCTAGCTGACAATCTGTTACATAGAAACTGTCGTCAGCTCCTGCTGTTCCAGATGGAGTGTAGGTAAACAATACAGCAAGCTGAGTAGCTCCTGTTTGAACGGTAGAGTTAGTAGTTAAAGTGTACTTAGTCAACGTGGTAGTAGGAGCAAAAGTAACAGTCCCTTCGGTTACTTGTGAAGTGAATCCTCCGTTGGTTAAGAATCCAACGTCTGCTGGGTCTTTGCCAGAATATATCGTAGCAGTGATGTTTCCGCCTACGCCTGAGAAATTAGCTCCTAATTTTAACCAGAAGCTGTAAACCGCTTTATTGCCTGACATCCCTACACAGAAATTAGCAGGCAATGTTTGACTAAATAGCACAGGATTCGTGTCAGTATTAGCCGCTACTCTTTGCACCTTAGCCAAGAATGTTGCATAGTTTGCGCCAGCTGTTCTGGAAACAGTGACAGATAAACCTCCAGCTGTCTTAGTAGCCCAACAATCAGCAGTTGGAGTTACAGCGACGCCCGTAGATGTAAAAGTAGTTCCTGCTTGCCAGACAGAAAAGTCTCCATTGACTAGTCTATTTCTGCCAGGGATGGTTGCGGGAGATAAATTACCGCTTCCGTCAGTAACAGCAAACACATCTCCGCTAGTACCTTGTAATAAAGGTAATGTGTAATTTTGAGTGGCAGTAGAGGCTCCCGCTTTAAAGGAAACAAAATTAGTATTGGTGACTTCAGAAAGCTTTAAGAGACTTCCATTTCTGATATTCAAATTACTATTACTGTAAACCTCTGACACACCATTTGGACTGAGTATTAGATTTCCTGTAACAGTAGAGATATTGGTAACACTTCCTAAACCTAGCTGCAAAGAACCAACAATCAAAGAAGTCATATTCGATACGTTTCCAGCATCATCTAGTAACACTAATGAATTCTCTAATTTTCCTGTAGTGTCAAAATACCTGGCAATAGCATGTTGAGTGGTTCCTCCTCCAGTAGAAGTACTAACATTAGCCCATGACCATAAGCCTGCGGCACTGCTAACCAATGCTTGACCATCCGCAGGAGGAGAAGTTGGTAACGTATATGTTATATTTGCACTTTGTATGCCGGCTTGGAGAATAGTATCCCAGTTGTTATTAGTATCTCTAAAATAAAGATGTGCTCCTTGAAGTAATTTTACATGTGTTCTAAATGTAGAAACACCTGTCCCTTGTGGAGAAAAGATTATATTGCCGTTTGCATCAATAGAAGAAATCGTATTCGCAGTAAGATTAAGATTTCCTACTGTAAGATCATTTATTCCCGTAATGGTCGTTGCAAGACCAATAGTTGGATTACCTGCTGCACCGCTGCCCAAGTTTACGGTGATTTGATTATTAGTCCCCGTTATAGTTCTGAGTGCCCAAGTATTGGTAGCTGTTCGAACCGCTATGCCTGTGGCAGCGGCAAAATGAGTAAGCCCAGTAGTGGAGTTTAAATCAGCCCCAACGTTAAAATGATAAGTCACATTTCCTGCTTGACCTCCCGTAGGAGTGATTACAATATTTCCAGTATCAGAAATCTGAGTAATCTGAGTAACAGCAGTAGCAAGCCCGTTGATAGGCGCAATTCTCCAGCTACCGTTTGCAGTACTGTTGTCAATCAAGACCAATCGTGCTAATTGTGTTCGCGGAAGAATGCTTATTATTGTGCCGTCTTGCTTGTTGATATTAATATCATGATTGGCCCCATAGTTATTAAAATCCATTATCTGACCAGGAGAAGCAAGTCTTGCATCTGGCATCTTTACTGAAAATCCATCATCATCTGCTGTTATATCTATCCATGAGGCAAGCGTAGTAGGATGAGCTACAGCAGAGTCTACTGCTTGATCAGGCCAGTATAATTGTAGCGGAGAATTATCGTCTGTCAGAGAAATAGAAACATACGAAAAATTCGTAACCCCTATTGTGTAGTTACCAAATCTATTATCATACTGTCCCATATTTACTTCCCTCCTTTTGGATTTTGGGTTACCACAGGTATTCCCTTTTCGTTTCGCGTAATACTCCAGACACCCACGTTTTCAGCGTCTCTAATCGTTGGCATTGTTGTCTTGACAAGTCCTTTTAAAAGAGTTTTTGCATACTTCTCATTGCCTTTTTGTCTGGCGAGAGCATATTGTCTAGCTTGACGAACCCATTTAGGATTTGATACCACTTGAGACAATATATATGGCATACCCGCACCAACGGCTGCTCCAGGTAATCCAGCCGCACTAAATCCAGCGCCTGCACCAAAGAAAGTGCCTAACGTGGTTTTTACTAACTGTTCAGCTCGTGTAATATCTGAGTGAGCTAAAGCTGTTCCAGATGTATTTAAAAGTTCTCGTCCAGATTCTGAAAAAGATTCTGCAATCTGCGCTATTTCTGAAAGTTCATCGTAGGCTTTTTTGTTTCCTAACAGCTCTTCAATAAGCTCTTGCCTTCCTTCCTTCTTGCTAAATAGTTTGGCGAATGGAGCTGACCTAATTGCCTCATCTTCTACAGCACCTTCAAATATCTGTCTCAATTTGGCTTTTTTAAGAGAATTAAACACTTCTTGAGATTGAGGAGAACTTCCGGCGATCTTTTGAAGATCTCGTACCCTTTGAGCATTTGTCATTAAGTTAAACGCTTCTGTAGGAGCTTCATTTCTTAAAACAGACTCAGCCATACTGGTTCTAAATCTTTCTGCGATATTTTCTTTAAAGAATTTGTTTGCATCTTTTCGCGCAGTAACATACGCTTGATTTGAAGAAGTGCCAATATCATGCTCAAGATCTTTTACCAACCTAGAGAGAAATGCTTGCACACCTCTTACTTCCGGATCAAACTCAATCATCTGGTTTAATTCTTTTCTAACCGCATCTAATCTTGACACTTCTATAGGCTTAGATTTAGTGGTTTTCTTAAGCATTGCAGCCAACTTCTTAGTATCAAAATCTCCACTACTAGTCTTAGGCAACTTTGGAGAAAGACCCCATGCTTCCATTAAATCACCCAGAACCTTTGCAACCTTTTTAGTAGCTGGCGAAGTTATGTCTCTATTTAATATTTCATGCGCTCCTGTTAAAGACTTAATTGTTTTCTCAGGAATAACAACGTCCTTCTCACTAAGCAACTTATTAGCTTCTTCATATTTTTGCCTAGCTTGACCCGACAACGCCCTTTCTTCCTCTTTCATAGCCTGCCTAAATTCTCCAGAAGCCTCAGAGGGTTTTAACTCAGAAGAACCAAGGCTATTAATAGTTTTTTTCACCTTATCAAGCATTTTCCCAGTCGCATTGGTAAATACCTTTTTGTACTTATCACTAGAGAACATAGATTTAAGATAGTTATTAGCCATAAAGTTGGATGGTGTGCTACCCATTCCCACATTGAAAGGCAATTCAACACCATGCTTCTCAGCCAACTGGAATACTTTCTCATTAGGATTGGCCCTAAACGCCATTGCTTTAGCAGGCAAATCTTTAACACCACTTGTTACGCCTCGGCCTAGCTTACCACCCAGCACTATCTTTCCAATATCTTCAGCAGCTCTACCTATCGTTCCTTCTTCCGTCATGGATGGAGTTAGATTAAGCGCAGCAGAAGCTCCTCCAGCAGTAGCTAAATCTTTTCCTACATGCTTTGCTAACGTCTTTGCGCCAGCTTTACCAGCGTTAATCAAACCACCACCAGGTAGCGGTGCTGCAAATTCACCAGCAGTATGAATGAGCTTTCCAAACCTGTCATCTTCTGTAGGAGCAAGTTCTCTTCCAGCTAAATTGCTTAATCTATCTGTTACTAATCCTTTGGCAAAAGGCTTCTTAAGAGTAGTAATTGCTTTTTGGTTTTCATTCCTTGACTGCGCTAACCTTCTTCCCTCTTCTGATTCAGGATTGACATTTTTAGTAAGCGTATTAACACCAGCATCAATTGCAGACAGAATGCCTGCCATTCCTTTTGGAACCAAATCAGCTGTTGATTCATAAGTACTTGCAGCACCATGTCCGGCTTGCAATGCTCTTTGTCCAACAGTCCAGGGTTCGTTATTCGAAGCTTGTTGACGTCTGGCTTTTTCTGCTAACAGATTATCTCTTTCAGATATTAATGCCTGTAATCGTGGATTTTGTACTGAATTTTCCACTGGCGCAGCTGTTTGCGCAGCTTTCTCAGCCAGCAATCTATCTCTTTCAGCCATTAACGCTTCTAGTCGAGATACGGCCATTAACCACCGCCTTGGAGCGACATTATTTCTTGTTCTATTTCTTGCAATCTGCTGTCAATGTCATTTCCTGCATTTACTTCACCAGCTTGTGCAACAGGTTCTCGAGTCTTTCCTTCCTCAATTCCTTCTGCTCCTAAAGGTCTTGGATAGTAGAATCGATATTTAGCAGCATTCTTCATCTTCTTTTCTTCCAAGTCTACCGTTTCTCTGAAATGATTTTTCATATCCTTCAAGATAGGCAGCCCTGCTTCAGGACTCATTTCACCACTAGGTGTAGCAGCAAATACTGCTTTCTTGGTAATGTCAGATGGACGGCCACCCATACCTTTAAGCTCTTGCAAACCAAGGCGTGTTTGGTATTTGTAAAGCTTGGTTAGCGTGTCAGTATCCTTCTTGTTCATCCCTCTTAAAGTCTGATTAAGTAAGCTCTTGTTTTTCTGATCAGCCGCATCTAATACTAAAGCATAGCTGTTCCAAAGGTGCTTATTTTCAGGAGCGCCCATTATATCTTCCATGCGATTAATTGTTTTAACTGCATCTTTGGCGAAGATAACTTCTTTTCTTCTCTCCATCATATCTTTAGTGTTTTGCTGAATCTGTGCGGGTGTTTGCTCAGCATAGAACATACCGTCTTCTGGCATTTCACCTTTTTCAACTAAACCCTGTCGTCTTTCTTCAAGCTTTTCTTGTCGATAGGTTTTGTCTTTCAAAATACCGATTTTTTCTTGCATAAAACGATCTTCAACTTTGTCTCTTTCTCTTTTGTAGTCTTCTTGACGTTTATGTCTTTCCAGTTCCATTTGCTGTCTTAACAAATGTGCTTTCAAACCAGCCACCTTATCTTCTTCGCCAATGTAAGATTGCATTGCTGGATAGATATTAGAGTTAACCGCAGACAAAGCACCTGCAAATCCTGGTCCATGTCCCGGTTGACTTAAGCCTGCACCAAATCGTGCAATAGCCAATCCCATAGCGCGTTGTCTTTCCTGCGCATCCATGTCTAATGATCGGCGCGCAGATTCCATTCCCGCTAGACTGCCAGCAGTAATAGGATTGTAAGCTTGTTGTTGAGGCTGTTGTTGATACATTCTAGCCTGTACTTGAGGATTATTGAGATAGTTTTGCAAAGTATCCATTATCTGGCCCTCATTGGAATTGCGCCCCCGCGTTTAAGTCCAAGGGGATTTCCACCTCTGTTTCCCATGGCCATCCGGGCACCCAATGCTTGTAATGCCATACTTCCTAAAAGGCCGGCGGTATTAGTTTGACGTTGTAATGGTTCCATATTAAGTGTGGATGTCATGGTTTGCATAGGCATTCCGTGAAGTATGTTTGCACGTCTTTGTACCATATCCCATGGGTATTCAAGTTGACGCATAAAAGCTTCATATCTCATGTTTAGCTCTTGTTGCCTTCGTGCCTCAGTATCTCCCCCAATTCCAGACAGAATACTCGTATCGACTGCTCGTCCAGCTTGCCTTTGATTTGCTAAACTTGCTAGTTGACGGGCTGTTTCCATTGCACGTATTTGGTCCGCATGCTGCATGTTTGCAGCTTCTTGGTAATGCTTGGAACGCATAGAAGCTCTTTGGCCTGCTAGGTTATTTTGAAGATCAGCAGCAGCTTGCAAAGCAAGCTCTCTGTGACGTTTAGAGCCTAATTGACCTCGGCTTACAAATTGCTGTTCAAGCTGAGGCAGGATGCCTTCTCTAAAGGTTTTCGTAGCGTCCTGTCCTGCGCGATCAATTACTTCTTGTTCATAAGGATTCATGTACCTACGTATGTTTTCATACGCGGGCGCACCTGCTCTTGGAAGATAACTTTCGGCTCTCTGCAAATAAGGCAAATACTCGCCTAATCCAGCTCTTGCAAGTCTTTGTGCTTCTAAAGTATCCGGTGAGAATTGTGCAAGTCTTGATTCACGATACGGGATATACGGAGCTGCTCCAAGAACATCCGCATCTCTAATAAGATTTTGCATCCCCGTGTCTTGCCAAGGAGGTGCAGTTGCAGCTTGATAATTTACACTAAATGCCATAGTTCTATTACCTCAAATAACTCGCAATTGGTTTAGATTTGGGTGGTAGGATGTGTTTCATTCCCTTGTCTTGACGCAACTTACGTCTACCTTTGTCCAGAATCTTAGCTCCACGTTCATTGTTTCCTTTTCCAATAGCAGTGACAACACGAGGATCTAGAACATACTCCCCGTCACTCAAATGAACATCAATATATCTTGGTCTTTCCATGTCTCTATAAAGACCATGATTTCGGGTTAATCCACTTTGTAAGAAACGTCTTTCCAATTCCGCTACTTCATCAGCCCCTTTGTTACTGTTGCCGTCTCCTAACAGGCTTAAATCTGTGGAATTCATCACGTAAGAACCTTCTGGAATTCTTGTGTTACGATTATCCTGTGCTCCTCCAGAATTACCTTGAACATATCCACCTGCTGCCATGTATTCTATTTCCGGATTTACTTCATCGAAGAAGATAGGCTCACCTTCTGTTTGAACGGGATGGATATATTTTCGCTTATGGGACTTCCCTTTTTTTGGCTGATATTCATGACCCCATCGACTATAACTGGCTGTTATATCGCCTGTTGGCATGTTTCTCAAACGTTCAAGCTCTGCCCTTTCATCCGAAATCTGTTGTGGAGTCACTTTTTCCCTACGCATCAGGGTACCAGCAAGGCCAGCTCCCAATAATGCAGTGTTTAATCCACCACCAAGACTAGACAATAATCCGCCACCGCCTTCACCGCCTTTATCTCCTCCGCCATATCCCGTTGGTCCTCCTCCTTGTCCAACGCCTCGGAGAGAATTTATAGCGGCCATTCTTGCTGAATTGCCACCACCAACCATTCCAGAACCGAATTGATTCAGTCCTCCAGTAAGAGATCCTGGACCTGTTCCAAATGCTTTTCCTAAAAATCCTGATTGAGGCCCTTGCATTCCAAAAAGACCTTGCCCTCCTGACAGAAAAGGAGATCCCATAGCCCCACCAGCAGTAGAAGCTAATGCAGAAATACCCGCAGCAGGAAGTGCGCCACGTCCAAAGTTTTTAAAAAAATTCCCTCCGCTTGTTGCTCCTCGAGCGAGACCACCACCGATACCTGCTCCTACTGGACCAGCTATCATGTGACCAATAACTGGGGCAGCAATCCTTGCGACATTTTTAATAAGTTTTTTAAGTTTGAATTTTCCAAACTGAGGCAGCCCAGTATGAGGATTAATGTCAAACCCATACTTCCTTGCAAGCTCATTTGCTTCGTGCACGTTTATATGCGCTAAGACTTTATCTCCGCGTTGACCGGCCTTACGCACTTTCTCTGCGTAAATTCTTAACCCCATATCGTTTTTCACAAGCTGGCTCCTATGCGTAAGCGAAGTCGTTCATGACTTGCAAGTAATCCCTAACGCCTCTTCCAACATGACCACCTGCTGCAAAGCCCATTCCGGCTAACCCTTCCCTTTCAGGCTCAGGTTGCGCTCCCATGCTTTGCGCAGCTTGTTGTCCAAGGTTTTGCCCCATGTTTCCAAAATCTTGTCCCATAGAACTAATACTGCTGTTTTGCATACCAACAGGCATATGCGGCATTACTGCATTTTTAAGATAATTCCCACCCGCTGCGCCTAACTGTGTTCCCATTCTTCCCAGTTGCGTATTCTGGAATTGCTGAGGAATATAGTTATTCATGCGCTGACCAAGAGAATCTCCCAGTGATTGACCCCATTGAGATAATTGTGATCCAAATCCTTGCATAGACTGTGGAAGATAAGATGCAGCCATACTGCCTAAACGATTTCCAAAATATCCTGGCAATTGACTCATGGTCATGGATTGCATGTTTTGCGGCAGATATTGCTGGGCCATATTGTTCATGAAATTACCCGCTTGTTGTCCAAGCATTCCAGGCATTTTTCTAAACTCAGCGTTTTGGAATTGCTGAGGAACATAAGGCATTACTTGATTTTGAAAAAAGTTACCCGCTTGCTGTCCAAGATTGTAACCAGCATTTCCAAAGTTGTTATAAGCATTTCCTCCACCATATACGTTAGGTGAAGGTGTAGGTGCAAGACTATTATTCTGAGGAGATACGCCACCACTTTGAAAACCAGGAACAAATCCTTCTAAATAACTCTGAGGTTGTTGTGTAGCAGATGTCATTCCGCCCGCTCCACCACCGCCCAGTAAATTACTGGCAACACCTCCTAACTGAGAACCAAGAGCGGCTCCCATCGGACCACCAAATCGGCCTCCTAGGAGACCTCCAATACTAGGGGCTAAAGAACCTAAGGCACCGGTAATTGGCTTAACAACAGAACCTAATGCATCCCCAATATCTGAGAAAAATCCCATAAACTACTCCCTATGCTGAATTAAGCATAACTTTGTAAACATCTGCCGCCCATGGCTTCCAATTCGAGTATCCACCAGTCCCTGGTGCTCCGTTCTCTGCAAAGCTATTTTCACCAATCAGTGCATTGCCCCATTTTTCCCACTCCGATTCATTTTCTAAAAAAGGAATGTTGTCTAACGGGAAATCTACAACTAACGATGCAGCCCAATCCGTCAAGGTAGTAAGTTCAGGAATCATCATTGACGTCCATCTCCTACTATCAAATTTAATAATATCTGACCCATTTCAAAAAAACCATTAACCACAACGCTTCTAAACTTCAATGTCATTAATCTCGCTTGATATCGTATGTCTATCTTTCCAGTGGAATTATCAAAAGTGAAAGTATCTGAAGAAACTGGCGTAGACTGTGCATAATCACGCCCATTGGCAACCAGTGTAATATCTCCAGTTTCCAGATCACCATTTACATCTGGAGTTCCTAAGAAATCAGGCTCTACACGGTCTAATTTGACTTGTTTGTCAAGGCCAGCGAAGCCTGCGCTCGGAGGAAATGCGCAAAAAGAGATTTCAGGAGTTTCAATGTATTTATCAATCGCTGTAACTACTCCGTTTACATCTTGATTGTTTCCATACTCATGTTGCCATATTGGGTAGTTCCCCCCTGACGCCACATTGTCTGCCCAAATTGGATACTGGAATTTTTGATCAAAGTCCCCACAACTCCTGTTAATCGGCGTGTCATACCAGGTATTTTCCCGAACGTTGTATATGACTGCGTGATTACATTCTGTTGCAGTTGCTCCTTTTGGGAAAAACCACCATATTTCACCCCATTCTGCGACCTTGGTGGCCCATACTTTTTGTCTTTGGTCGTAATTCAAATTCTGAAAGAAAAAGGCCAAATTCGTATCATTGGGAAGCTCGTTCACCACGCCATTATAGACATAGAACGTATCCAATCCTGCCCAAAAATACTTGCCATTGTATTCAACGACGCTTTTATTGGAGAGAATGCTTATGTCGTCTGCGATCGTGTCAAAGTTAAACAAATCAGGGGTTGGACCTACATTAGTAGCCCTAATAAGGCTATCTAGGCTCCAAAAAAGGCCTGCGGGGCTGGTATTACCCCCTCGGGTTCTTGCGCCGTATATGAGCTTAGAAGCGGTTATTCTGGCGGTGTTTAATATGGTAGTAGGATCGTTTGCCCTAGTCCAGCTGACTTCCCCGTCATTGTTAAGGATAAACAAATAAGGATGAAGAACAACAATGTTACCAGCTGTATTAAGACCGGTAGAAACCAATGCGGTGGACGCAAGGGCATCTCCATAGTAAATAGGACTTTCAACCGGATTATCAATCGACGATAAATTTTGACCAGCATAAGCTAACAACGTACTCGAACTACTGTTGGTGTCAAACATTATATCAAAAGACCAGTCATTGTTTGCATTGTTAGGAAACAACGTAGGCGTTCTACCTACCAACGCGCCCAAAACGTTTCCAGAGTTATCCATTGGGAAATATTTCAAACTACCAGAATCTGCTATATACACATTAAAATTAGGGGAATTCGGAACAATGATTGTTCCACGTGGCACATTAGGAACAGTAATTAACTGTCTGTATCCTTCCATGGTTCTAGGTTTACCACGGTAAAACCGCATCCACTGCCCATCCGTCCACTTGTCAGTAGAGAATTTAGTCCCGTCTCGTTGTATACCAGGCTTAGGGTTAAGCGGAAAAAGCTTTCCTGACATTAATCTGCATCTCCATCCATAGAGCGGTCTGTTTGTCTCATACCATCTTGAGAATTCATACCATCTACTATTTCCTTGTAAATAGAACCAAAAATCTGAAGCCTTTCGTCATCCTTCAAATAGATAACCGCTTGCATTAAAGTACGGTAAAAAAGCAACGCAGGTGCAAAATCGGTCAACCAATTAGTTTGATTAGAAGCTGACAATGTTGCTGGCGTCTCCATGTAAATAAGCTCAAATGGATAAGCCAACGCAGGCGTAGGAGCTACGAGGAAATTCTGAAACCCATAATCCGCATAGTATCTTGGTGGTTGATTCACATCTGTCAATGTTCTATTTGGCCAAAGCGTCATCAGATATTCATAGCGTCTTGGCAAGAGAATATTAGAAACGTCATTGGTGGGACCGGTTCCATAGTTGAAAGAAATCGTTCTTCTCCAACGTGTAGGCTTTACAACCACCGCGCTTCCTATAGTGAAAGCTCCAATAGCAACTTGCTCTAATCCGATGTTCTTAACTTCCAGATTAATAATATCCTGAGCCTGACTGATGAAGTTAGGAATATTGGCTGTAAAATTATCATCTGTTCTTTCAAGTTCTTGCTTAACCTGCTCTATAAGAGAGTTGTATGTAAGCGCCATTTAACCCTCTCCTATTGGCGGAAACCAACTGGATTGGCCTTCCTCAATGCTGACGTTCTGGACGTTTTCAATCATTTGTTGTTGGGTGAAATACGTTCCGTCTTCTCGCGTCCACCCTTCAGCAGGCGGCATCAAGATAAACCAAAAATTCTGCTGATAAGCTTGTAGAGGGTCTGCCCAACGCATGGTTCCTCTAAAAGGCAAACCTAGGTTTTGCCCAATCTGATAATTAGCAAGCGCGATGTTTTCTTCTGTACCGGTGAAATAGAGTGTCATATTAGATGTTCCATTTGTTTCGTAAATAAGCTCTAACCAAGGTTTGTTGGGTAGAATTCAGCTGCGCATTACAAGCGATAACTTCTAAGTAGTTGCCATTTAAGCTAACAGCATTAGGATTTCCAGCCGTAACCGCTGAGGATGCTACCACTCCGCCTGTATAACTATGACTGGTTGCTGATTGTGAGGTACCGTTGATAACCGAAGTAGAAGCAGTTAGAGTCCCCGATGGGCAATAATATTCCCAAACGTAATAAGTATTTTGAACAACAGTGGTAGTGTTAAATGTTACATAGTTTCCTGTGCCACCAGAATCTATACCAAAAACTGCGCCACCTGCGTTTAGATGACCAAATGTAGTGTTATTTCCATTTCCTCCGCCACCTTGTCCCCATACAACCTGATTATTTCCAGAAATAGTTCCTGTTATGTTGAATACAAAAATTATACTTCTAGCATTCGTTCCAAAGGTCCATCCACTGGGTGGGTTAGCACTGGTCATTGCTTGAGCGGTGTTAACGCTAAATCCACCTAGTCCATTTTTTAAACTGGTTTTATAGACAAACTGCAATGCGCCGGTACCTTGGGTTAAATTATTTCCGTATGTTGATTTGTCAACCCATGTGGAAACAGAAGCATTATTCGCAGGCTTTGTACCGTTAGCGCTAGGGTCGTTTCCATCCCACCATCCAGTTAAGATGCTTCCTAGATTTCTAGGTTCAAATGTCGATTGAATAATGCCAAAATGATTGCTCATGCTGTTAAGTTTCCAACGAGACACCAAGTGTTAGTGGCCAGTTTCTTTAATGTTGCGCCGCCGTACTGAACTGCAATTTTTAGATTTGAAAAAGCACTTTCAATTGTTACTCCGCCAGCTGCGGCAATAACCACTTGGCCTGCTCCTTCTTGGAATATGTCAATTTCTGTTCCTACTGGAAAGGCAACGTTTGCGTTGGTGTCTACGGTTAATGTTACCGTTGAACCATTTGTGCATTGCTGGAAGGTGTTAGCATCGCTTAACGCAAAGGTTTTAGAGGTTCCTGAGACGGAAACTATAGCGCGATATATACTTGGGCTTGCTGTAAACGAAGTTGCTCCTGCACCATCTGATACCCATGCGCCTGCGGCGTCTGCTGTTGGCCACGTCCAGGTTGTATTTCCTGATAGGGTTCCTGCTTTGAATTCTATGTACTGAGTACTCGCTGAATTGTAGAATCTCAAAGGAACTGCATTTGATGCATCTTGGCTAAAGATTCTTACCTGTGCTGCTCCTTTCGGAGACAATCCAATAGCTTGGCCAGAACCAGTGCTTTGAATCAGTACCCCATTGGTACCAGTTATAGTGTCGCCAGATAGGGTTAAATTACCTACGCCAATAGAAGTAAGACCAGAGGGTGTAATAGTTTCTGCTAGCACGCCAGAGCCTGTGTTAACAAGCAAACCGTTAGTAGTGTGAGTAGCTGGAAGCGTAAATGCCATATTACCTGTAGCAGAAGCACTTGCACCAATAGAAGCATAAAAACCGCCGGTATTAAAAAATAACCCAACTCCTGGATTACCGCCACCAGTGTTAAAAAGAACTCTTCCGTCAACTGATGATAAGTTAAGACTAGAAACAGCAGTTGTTATTGTAGAACTAGAGAATGTAAAGTTTCCAACACCTAATGAAGTAAGGCCACTTGGTGTGGTGCTTAATGCTACAGTACCTGTTGAAACGATTGGGTTTGGCGTACAAACAATGTTAGAACCAGACGAGATGCTGGTTACGCCGCTTGGAGTGTTGTTAATCCATTCTAAACCAGTTGTAGTAGCTGAATTTGCGCTTAGAATTTGTCCGTTAGTTCCAACTCCTAAACGGTCATTAGTCGTCGAATTAAAGGTATACAAATCCCCTTTTACTTGCAGAACGTCTAATATAGTGGTTGAGACCGTTCCCGCGTTGTTTTTGTATTGCAACTTTGCTCTATTTGCGCCAGTGTCAGCATAGATGTTAATAAAGTTATTTGGGAACGAAGTAAGCGTCATTGCAGCGCTAACAAAACCAAATCCGCCAGTCGCTTGCAATAAATACTGACCAGCTGCGGTTGTTTCTAATCCTGTGGAGATATTAGAATGGTCTGAAAAGACAAAACTGTAATCATGTGCTACTAAAGATTTAAAACCTAATCCGTAAGAATTACTTCCACTGACGGTGTTGCTTTCTCCGCCAATGGCAATAGATTGGTCTCCAGATACTAAGTTTGTTTTGCCTCCGCATATTCCTGCACTAGACAAGGATGTAAGCTGATTTCCGGTGCCCCCAACGATAAATAAGTCTCCGCCAGTGCTATCGATTGTATTGTTTGCGCCAGCTAATATGACTGCTCTTTCTCCGTTGGTGACGACGTTATTGTCTCCAAAAACAAGAGAAACTAATGCTGGATCTACTTTAAATCCTGCGAGAACGTCAAGAACAAACCCGTTTGTTCCGCTGAAAAAAGGTACTTGACCATTAACAGTAGTCCCGGGTCCCGTCATGAAGTTTCGCCACCCAAGAGTAACGTTTGTAGGTGGGCCACCTATGGCGATTAGCATTTGCCCATCTGATGGAGCTGTCGTAGGAAGTTTTAAAGTTATGTCAAGGGTTTGATTGCCAGCTTTTATGTTGGTCGAATATGTGTCCGTAGGGTCGTGGAATTCCAGTCTAAACCCACTTTCAATAATAAAATTACTGTCGACACGCGGATTGGTCGCAAAAGCCACGTTTGGGTTTAGAAGAGTCCCAGTGTTTTGGAACTGATCAGTGTTAAGACTTAAACTTCTTACCGCTTTAATTGCATCGCTCATAATTCCTGACCTCTTTGATTTAGCCAAACATAAGTATTAGTAGTAATTGCAATGAATAAAGGTTTTGAGAATCCTGTAGATGGTGCTTCATCCACAAAGGTACCCGCAACTGTATTGTCTAAGTAATATAATGTTCCAGGAGTTATTGCAGTCACACCCGTGGAACCTACGCCAGAAATTACATATTTAAAAGTATCTCCTACTGAACTTACTATCCCAACGACTCGTTGATTTTCTTCTGTGTCTGCTTTTGCAGCAACATATGTATTAGTTCCTTCGTTTAGTCTTATAATAGTTCCAACAATAAATGTATTTCCTGGCTGATTAACCGTTACTTCTATTTTAGACACAGAGGGCGTTGTCCAACTGGTTCCAAATGCTCCGTTAGTAGTAAATACTTGACCTGCGGTTCCATCAGCTTGCGGCATTCTCCAAACATTATTTGGAGAGGTTAAACTTGCCGCCCATCCTGAATATGCGTCGTCTAGTGAATTATATAATTTAAGCGCGCCTCCATTTCTAATTTCTAAATTATCAAGAAAACTACCAGATGGCGTACCAATTTGTACCGGTCCTCCACGACTTTCTATAACAAGAGGAAGAGAGGAGGTGCTTGTACTGATGGTTCTTGCCACCACGTCAATATTAATATTGGCAGTTTTTAGCGAATTAATGTTTTGAATATTGCTTGCAAGCGATATAACAACATCCGTAGTTCCAGTAACCACTATCTGATTAGCAGTTCCCGTGATGGTTGCAATACCAGTAGAGTCTACCCATCCACCATTTTCATAGAACTCAAAACTTTCCGTACTCCTGTTGTATCTAAACATTCCGTTCACAGGACTCGATGGTCTCTCGCCAGTGGTTCCTATTGGAACAGTCAGTGCTCCAGTTCCTTGGAATATGGGGTTATCCTGAGTAGAAAGGTTAATATTGTTTCCGCTTGAAAGAAGCGCAGTACCGTTTAGATATAGACTATTTCCACCACCATATAAGAACTGAATAGCGTTATTTGCAATCAGAACGGTACTATTGTTCCCAAATCCATCTTGGAGATTTTTCAAGACGTTAGTTAGTCCTTGACCCTCATTAGTTGTGGTCAATACATCACCAAACGAGTATCCAGGCATTTTACCTACTAATCTAGTCATCCGCCCATCCAATTAACATTTTCAAGTTGAGACAATTTCTGCGCTTCATTAAGTTCAGCAGCACCGTTGTAAATAGTTCCCCAATTTTCCCATGGGTACATAATTAATTGCTCCCAAGGCAATTGTAGATTTTGCTCCCAGGTAATAGTCTGGTCCTGCATAACTCTTGGTAATGGAACAGGTACTGGGTCCGGAGGTAACACAGGGTTTCTATTTTGCTCATTAGGAACATCTATAAACGGCTTTCCTACTAAAAACCCTGTCCATTCCAGAGCGTTTCCACGCCATTCCATTTGCTTAACCAAGTCTCTTTTGTTAAAAACAGAGCCACTGTAATCACAAATACCTAACGCATCAGGATTGTTAATATCTATGGTTACGTACTTGCCCTTTGGTGGTCTCATGATTGACTCCATCCAGAAATGTAAGAACCATAAATACGCAACGGCACCCTTTCTCGGTCTTCGTCAGACGCAATCTTAAACGCTTCGTCATACAGGGCTTTCAAATACTGCAACCGGTTTATATCCACCAACTTTGGATTCTTCAGCCCTAACAAGAATGCTAACCCCGTAACCAAGGGCTCATAGTATCGACTTGGAACCTGTGGAAGATTTAACAACGCTCCAATATCCTGAATGTAAGAAGTAGCGGTAAATGCAATCGCATTGTAAGTATTGATCGGCGCAGGCCAGATGTTTAAAACGGGCTCTATTTGTCTGTCTAGGTAATAACTACTGGGTCTTCCAGTTTGATTCTTGTTAGGCTGAGCTTCATATTCAGAACGACTAAACGCGCTCATAACAGTATCTTGCAGCTGAGTGTTGAAATACAGTTCTTGAATATCTAAAGTAGCACCCGCGGTTTCTCTTATCCTGAAAGCAGTTCCCATTTGTGCCGAGTTAATGGCAAACCAGATGTTAGTCCCAACAGGAAATTCTTGAGCAGCCGGTGCACCTACCTGTGTCCAAGTAGTTCCATCAACGCTGTATTCAAAAACCAAGGTATAGGTTCTGGTAACATTGCTCTGTACCCCAACCATCTGGATAGCATAAGTAGATGTAGCCCAGCTATATCCAATATCACCGTTAGGAAGCGTTTGAGTACATGCGGTATTGGGATTGCCGTCAAAAGCATTGGCTGCGATACCATTATTAACCCCAGCTACTTTTGCAAAAGGAGTTCCACCAAGATTTCGGTTAGACTGCCTTAACTGAACTTCTAACGTTGTAATGGTAAAAGGAGGCATTGCATAAGAGGCTTGACCAGGCTTAAGAGACAAAATGTATTTCTGAACAGTCCAAAGCTTTAGACCTTTACTGTTGTTTGTCCAAGAGGTAAGTAAGAAGTTAAGCGAACGTTGTGCGGATTCTAAACTGTAACCAGGGGTTAAATTTGGGGTAATACCAATTCTTTCATAAGCTTCGTTTATGACATTCTCAACAGTTGCGGAAGAACTGAAGTTATAAGTTCCCGATGTAGTTGCCACTTACGCTTCATCCTCTGTGAAAACTCTTTAACGTTTCTGCCAAGACTGCCCTTTTTCTTAACGTAGGATTACTAGAGTGCTCAGCTTTCTCAAGCTTAGCCTCAGGTATCTTTTTACCTTGAGGAACGCCTAGCTGTTTGTGCAAAGCCCCTTTCTTCATATGCATCTTTTGAATGAACTTTTTAGCACCCATTACGTAGCTCCAAATCCTTGTTGTACTAACGTTGCAACCAGAGAACCGGTTCCAGCGGTAACATTAATCCTGGCAAATGCAATAGGTGATGAGATGCTTCCATACCGATTGTCCGTTTTATTGGTCAGTTCGGTTACGGGAGTAAACCAAGTAGGGGTGATCGCCGGATTGTTAGCGTCATCGTTGGTTACCTGAAAGTCATAGGTAATAGTTCCAGATACAACAACTTGCGCTGACAAGTCGGGCGTAGTTACGTGATGGTCGTAGGTGTATAAATCTGTATTACCAACTCCACTAATGCCTGCTTTAACAGCAGTTACTGCGGCATTGAATGAGATTGATGTAACAATATTGAATAACTGTGTAGTAGCTACTGTATTACTGGTAGGGCCAGCTCTGGTTTCAGAAACAGGTTTACCGTTTAGATAGCCTGAAATAGTGAAGTTAACCAAATGCAAGTCGTTTACCGATGTCAAGGTAACTTGTCTTTGGGTCTTTCCAAACGTTGCTTGTCTCGCAGTTGAATCAGGACGAATGGGAGATGAGAGCGTACCATCTATTGCTAGATTACCGGCTGCGCCTACTGTTTGCAGTGATGAAACCGCAGCAGAATCGAGAGCTTGCCATTCAAATACAACTGGTCTCATATTCGTCCTTCTAGGTTACTTAGGCTTGACTTCCTTAGAAGCTTCTGCCTTAGCCTTTTCTTCCTCTGCTTTTAGCAAATTTAGGGTTTGACTAGCCATTTGAATGGCCCCTTCATAAACGCTTACGTTCTTGACTTTATCTTTCAAGATTTTCTTGATGTTGATAATGTCAATCTGTTCCTGTTTAATCGTGTCTTGAAAATTCTTTACATTATCTTCAAGAACCTTGATTGCTTGACTCATAGTTACTTACTCCTTTGTGTGAAAAAAACATTTTATGGTGCTGTTACGACCGAGTACCACAAGTCTACGTACAGGTCGCTATTACCTGTAGCAAAGTTTGCTGTTGCATTCTCAATAAAAACTGCATTGTTAACAACTGCTGATAAGTTATCGTTACCAATCAATCCAGTAACTGATTCAATGGTAGACTGTGTTGGACCGACTAGTAATGCGGCGTCAACACTGGCCTCCATAGCAGCAGCAGCTGATGGTGAATAAACAATACCTATAGCTCCACCAGATGTATAAGTTGCAGAATTATATTTCACATTCAACAGAGCTTTATGAATCATGTATGCTTTTGTAGCCCCAGGAGCTGCAAGTAATTGCACTGGAGTTGCAAACATCGTCTTAACAGCTGCGGTTGGGATTTGCACTCTTGTATGCAGAATTGCTCCAGCTGGGTCGTACGTCATTGCTCCCGCTGTAGAAACAAGGATTGGGATACCATCCAGAGTTGGGTAATCATTAGGTAAGGTAAAATCCTTATTAGCAGTAGGATTTGCGCAACTTAATCCAATATAGAAAGTATTTAAAGAATTCCAAAATCTTACTTCACCATTGTTTGTATCGCCCATTATGTTAACGGCACCAAGACCTTTAGCTAAAAGGTTTAGACCAATGTGAGTATCTGTACCTTCAGAAAAAATAGTAGGAGCATTAGTAAAATATGGAAGTCCACCTGTAGGTGCTCCAGTTATTCCGAAATAGTTAACCGCGTTGTTTGTGAATACAACTGATGCCTGTCTAAATCCGCCAGCAGAGAAATCCATGATGTCCGCAGCAGACCTGTAAATCCCGGTATTAGTATCACCAGTAAAGGTATACCCAGGAGCAGCAGCGGTTCCAGCAGCGGCTTGAAAAATTCCACCAGCTGCATTCGATAATGAAACCCATGCGCCTGCTTCTCTAGCCTGAATAGTACCCGTAGTACTATTGTAGAAAACCATCCCGTTAGCAGGGTCAGTCAATGCATCTCGTTGAGTAGATGTCATCGAGTTGAACATCATTGCCCAGTCAGTACCTTGCAACTCAAAATTAGTAGAATCGCTACTGAAGGTTGGTAAATCGTTACCACTCGTAGTAGAAATAAGAATTCCACTAGTTAATTTTTGCGCTAAGTCTTGATTAAAAGCCATGAGTCACCTCTATAAGGTTTCAGAAATCTTAAAAAACCGGGTACTTGTTATTGGCTCAAGTACCCAGAAGATCATTTATTAAGGACCATTCGAACCGTAAATTGAACGGAAGTTTGAGCATCCGAACGAATACCGTTCCACTGCTTTCGCCATAATGTTCTCAGTAGAGAAATCCGACCACATATCTGTACGGATTTTTTCACGAACATAGTGTTTTAACCCTTCGCAATTGGTAAGCACGAACCAGCTATTTGGCAGAGTTAAGAAGTGGTTAACCACGTATCCTTTAGGAATTCTGCTTCCATAGTTGATTGCGTTGATATCGTTGTTAGGAGTTCCAACACGGAATTGAGAATTCAACAAACGTGATGCAACGAAGTCACCTTGTGGTGGAACAACTAGTTTCTCTGGCAATACCATGCTGATTAAACCAGCTTGGTCTTTAAAGAGAGAAATAGCGATTAACGCTTGTTCCAAAGATGCTTCATTCAAGTCAGCTTGAATCGTTGGTGTATTAGCAACATATCCGTTATCGATTGGATGCTGGGTGTTACATAAGCTAACACCGTCACCGATTGGGAAATTGTTGTTAAACGCATTGTTTAAAACGGAGGCTCCTAAGATTTCCTTAGTGATTGCCATCGATTTTTTCAATGACTTAACCATCATTGGGAATTTGTCTTTATAAAGGTTGTCGGCCACGGCCTGCGCTGTGATCTGAAATTGCAAAGCTACGTATCTGTTAACATAGCTCGTTACAATGCGTTGACCCATTGTATCCATTGCGATCGGACCACCTTCGTTCTTAATTTGGCCTAAGCCTAAGAACTTCATTTCAACTTCGTATTCAACCGCTTTGTCCGAGGTTCCAGATTCAAAAATCTCTGGCCACTCTGGGCGATATCCTGGAAGATCACCGAAAACGTCTTTTAAACCTGGTCTTAACAAGTTTACAATTGCAGTGGTATTAGTTGCCATTTAAATTAACTCCTGTAAATAATTCCGTGTTAAACGCCAGCTGTTCCAACGCTCTTGTAAACATTTGCGTTGATAATAACTCTTGCATTGTTAAAGATTAAACCCGCTACGTTACCTGGTTGCGGCACAATTCCAATTATCTTGAAATTAAGCGTTGCACCGTTGCCAATCGTGTTGTAATCAAGGTATGCCCCAGATTGTCCAGTACGAGTGTTTCCACCAGTAGGATTGTTTGGAGCAGCTTCAGCAGCGTCAGTTTGATCTGCTAATGCGCCTGGATTAGTAGGGGTTGTGAAAACATTAGCGCCACCGAAATTAGTTACAGCACCAATTGCAAAGTTAATATTTTTGTTAATGTCGTCTTGAGCAATAGTAGGAGCAGGTTCAGGATTTCCACCAGCGTCAACATGAGTTGAAACCTGCATGTTGTAAATTAGCCCTGGAGCATCAGCTACCAAAGCTTCGACTAACACTGCATTTTGTGTTGCGAGAGCGGCTGTCCAATAGGGAGAAAACGTATAAGTTCCATCAGCTGCATAGAATTTGCAACCTTGGAAAGAACCAATGATTTGAGAACCAGCAACACCAATACCGATAGTTCCGTCAGCTAATAAAGTGACCGGATCTCCAGTGTATATAGCATTGTTATATCCGCTGGCTATGTTATAAGCTGATAATTGACCGTTATATAAAGAACCGTCTAAGAAACTGTATGGTTGCATCCCTTGAGGAGCATTTACACCGTATGACATTTCTAACCTCACTAAAATCTAAAATATGTAAAAACACACTTCCCAGATTTACGTGATGTCACACGATGGCTGTATCTCAACAGCGACCTTTTTAAAGAGATTTGGCCCACTCTATCTATAGATTAACGTGATACTGCACGAAGTCCATATTGCAATGGAGACCTTTTTAAAGAGATTTGGCCCACTCTTAGACGGTAGTCTATTACTGCTTAAAAAAAATGGCAACATCCCTATTGCCCAAAGTCACTCCCTTGAACCTGTGGTGGAGCTTTATCACGTCTTACTGTGTAAGTACGCGAAACTTGGGTGTTAGATCTTAAAGGATCCATAAACGCCAATTGGTCGTTCATTGGATTGTTAACAGCTGGCAATCCTTCCGTGATTTGCCGTGTCTGTTCATTCAAGTCTTCTTCATCCACTTCCACATAAACCGTTGGTCTCTCACATAATAACAAACCTCTGCGCTCAATGTAATTGTGCGTCAGTTGTTTTCTTCCCAAGAAGTCTGGTGGCAACGCTTCCGGATGTCTGTCAGCCGGTACTGGTGTCCATCCTTCTGAATGCATGTAAGTTTCACGTGCATGATAGGGTTCATTCAAAACAGAAATACTCAACCATCTATATGTCATATCCAAAGGCTTCTTAGACATATCAATATCTAATTCACCCTTAGGCTTCATATTCTGTTTCTTACGACGATAATCTTCCCTGCTCATAACCATTTTAGTACTTCTAGACAACGTAATTTCTGCTCGTTTATCTAACGTATCTTGGTTCAACGCCCTGTCTCTACTCATTTCCATTTACTCCAAAATTAATATTGTCCACGTCCCATATCGGCGTGCTCTGCTCTGTCTTCCTTAACCCACTTTTCATAAGTTTCATAAGACACGCCTTGTCTGCGAGCCATGTCTTTTTGAGCTTCTGATAAACTATCCCCTGGCTTACCACGCGTCGCAGGTCTTCCAGAGTTTCCTCTGGCTTGCGATACGGGAGTTCTTGACGTCTTCATTGGTATTTGTCTCCTTTGTGTTTGACTGTTAGGTGTTACACGTGCCTTAGCTACAAATCTGTTTATTTCGGCCAAATATTGTTGGCTTCCTATCAGATGTTGCATACCAGCCGCTCTGTACCGATTCTCTAATCCATCAGCATAAATACCCAGCTCCTCAGCCGCATCAGCATCGTAATCTGGATGATTAGGCAAAGCCCATGTGTTCTTGTTGAACCATGCTTCAACATCATGAGTAGGAACTTGAGGTTGTGCATATGCCTGTTGTTGCATACGCTCAGCGTTTTGTCTGTCTTCTTGAGCTTTCTTGTTCCAATACTCGGTTTCTATCTTCTGCTTTTGAACTTCTTTCAGCTCAGCAGCAATCTCTGCAAGCTCAAAACTTGCATCTGCTTCTAAAGATAAATCTCCATTCTCACGAGCCTCAAAATACTTTTTCTTGGCCAAATCCCTTCTGCGCTCAATAGAATCCTCTCGGAAAAGATTGACTGCTTCGCTACTTTGGCTTGCCATTTGGCGCAGTTGCTCGTTTTCTGCTGCCAATCTGTTAGCAATTTCAATAGCCTTTTGTCGCTCGCTAATCGCTTCACGAATGCGCTGATCTGCACGAGAACGATGTTCTTGCTTAGGTTTGGCTTCCTGTTCTCTCTGCCTATCTACTTCCGGATCGCCGTAATACTCTGGCTCTGGTTCTGGTTCCTCTTCCGGCTCTTCTTCGACGTATTCTGGTTCTTCCAGATGAGGTTCGGGATCACGATATGCCGGTTCTTCTTGCTGAGCCGGATCTTCTCTTCTATCCTCTCTCCTTACTGGAGCCAGATCACTGGTATCTCCCAGCTGTTCCTGTATGTATGCTTCAACTGTATTTTTCATATCTCACCTTTAGTCCCTGGTTACATAGGCTGGATCTTCAATTACAGAATACATGTTAATGTCTTGTATGAACTGCATTTGAACCCCTCTATAGTTAACTCTTACTCCCTCATTTCTAGGAAAGAGTATCCAATCTCCAACATTACACCATCTAACCCCCTGGAAAAGAGGATTTGTATAACACTCATTGCCTTGATAGCAAACTAATGCAACACAAGTTGTGTACTGATCTCTACTTAATCTACCCTCATTTATAAAATCTGAAACCGATATACCGCTTGCATGGTATATCCCACCCTCTGTTACCTTTTCCGGTCTAATATAAAGCATTACGCACATATTAAAGCCCACTGTTCTTGGAGGCTCGAACCCTAGGAGCTCCCTAACAAGCTTCTTATTAGCTTCTAACTCTTCTTCCTCTACAAAAGAATGTGGATTCAGCTCTTTGTAAGACTTAAATACCCTATTATGAACCTCCATGTTCAGCCCACCTAAAGCATATTTGTTTTTCTCTATAAGAGTCTTGTCTCCTCTTTGCTCTGCTATGGCTTTCTTAACATCTTCCCGATAACCTTCTTGAATTTCTTCAATAGTTTTCTCTGATGTAATATTATTACCGTCAATGCCTACCAACTTTTTCTCAGAATTAACATTCCTTCCCATGTGGTCTACTATTAAGCTCATTCCTTTCACTCCTTCCTTTTTAACTCTCTCTCGTCAAACAACTTCCTAATCAACTCTTGCAAGACATTCTCGGCTTCTTTAATGCCAAGATTCTTACCAGATATGAACCTGTAGTCCTCAAGACTTAACCTTCCAGTATCAATTTTTTCCTGATAAAGGAACTTTATCTTGTTCAACTCCCTTAAAAAATCATCCCTTAACCTTATGAGCATTATTAACCTTTACGACCGCCTTTCTTAGTGGCTTCGTTATGTCTAATCTTTCCTGCTCCACCCATAGCCATGCATTTAGCCTTCACATGTCCGCCTTTCTTATAAGCTTGCGGACGATCTGATGCGGCTCGCATTTCTGCTGCTCCCATCGTTCTTTCTGCAAACTCTCTACAAGAATCACTACCTTGGTACCCTGGTTTCATTTTTACCCCCTCGCTTTGATTGCTTCATCTTTTCAACTTGTAACGTTACCTTGTTCTTTTCTTCTGCTAAATCTCTGTCAGTCTCCAACTTCATCTTGTCAGATTCAAACTCAGTCGATGTCTTATAAGCTTCAAGCTCAACTTTCTTAAGGTCCGAATCATATTTCAACTGCGCAGCTTCTCTCTTCTGTTTCACATCTTCTAACACAGGAATAGCTGGGTCGATTGGCTGAGGTTGCTGTGCAGCCATTTGTTGCTGCTGTTTAATCTCTTCAGCATCCATTTTGCTAACCTTGTTTTGAATCTCTGGGATAGTAAGAATGTCTTTAGCAGTCGCTTGAGACCATTGTTGTATCTGCATACCCCTTTGTTGTACTTCTTGCATCATTTCAAAATTCTGAGACATTTGAGCTTTCATACTCATTTGGTCTATTTCTTGCATTAAACTATGCAAAGCCTTAAATCCCTTGTGTACCTGTGAATGCATGGTAATAGAGACAAACGCTTGCATGTTTCCCATCATCTTTTGTTCCATGGCATCTTTAAGATGGTCTATGATATGAGAATCATGATCTTGGTTAGGCAATACAGTAACAGGCTTTCCTGAGATGATAAGCATGTTCTCACTTATAGCATCTAATGCCACCTCTGTAGGCTCAGGAAGCAAAATCTTGTCTATAGCCTCAATGTTCATAGAATTAAGCATTCTAGAGTTCACTTCCCTCATGTTATAGAGCTGAGGGAACATCTGGGCTAGCTTCATCAACTCTTGATCTCTTATCAAGCGATGAGTACTGGTTAACACATTAGGGTCTGCTACTGGGCAAATTCTAATCCTGTCACTGAAATCCTTACGCATAATGGCCATGTTTCCACCAGGCACAGTGAAAGGGTATGGCTCATCTGATAAATGCTCACCAAAAAGATTACCAATAAGTTGTAATTCAGTTCCAACAGAGTGGTAGAAAGAAGAGACAACCGCAGACTGAATACGAGAGTTAACCTCTAAGTAAGCTAATGCAGTTCCAACTGGCATGTTCTGATTAACATTCTCAGGAATGGCTTTCTCAGCCGTTGCAGCCAACGCAGCGGTTTCCTGTATCAATGCATCTCTTAACGCCATCAGAACCTGAGATGGCTCACCATACGGCATCAACATAAATCCATTCTGTATCGGTTCCATTCCACCCGTTTCTACATCAATAAATGAACCTGGGCTTGGGGAAATATTATTGTCTTCTGCTTTGAAGTCTTTGCGCTTATAACCACCTGGGAAATTCTTTAAAGTAGCGGCGTCAATCAATTGTCTTTCAATCGTAGTCAAGGCAACTGCGTTAGAGCCTAAGAGATGCACTAAACCTAATCCGTAAATACCAAATCCTTTTAGATAGTAGTAGTTTACAAAGTGTTCTAGTTTTTCGTAATTCTCATTACCTTCTTTCCAGTTTCTCTTGATAGAGACTATTTTCTCGCTTGACTTGCAAATAGTGATTACATAAGGCTTTGGAATGTCGTCTGATTCGTCTTCTTCGGTTTCGTCAACCGTATCTCCTAATCCATTGTCTTCTGTACTTCCAAATTCTGAATCTTCTAAAGGTTCAGGCTCTGGCATACCGTTGATAAATTTTAAATCTTCGTCTGTAAGGTTGGTGTGAACTTCGTAGTATTCAATAAGGCTTTTCTTTTCCTGGCTTTCTTTTGAAATGCCTTCCATATTGTTAATGGTCTTGTTAATAGCAGAAGGTTCGTCTACGTTGTCATCTTGGTAAGGGAAGGTTCCTTTTTTAAACTCTCCGCTTCTTTCTTTTAGCTTGACCGTTCTCTTATCGAATCGAATTACCTTGGTAATACGTTCAGCTGATAATAGGCTTTCTGTGTCTGGGTTAACAATGAAGTCTTGTGGTTTTATGAATCTTGAAACTGGTCTGTTTAGGATTGTGTCTTGCCATACTTGTTTGAAACCGCTTCCATAGAATATGGTTTGCATCACGCAAGATTCTGAATCAGGTCTGTATTCTCTGTCTACCTCGGTTAAGTAGTAATTCATGAAGTACTTAACCCGTTCTCCTTCGTCTTCTACTTCTTTTGTCGGAACACCGTTTATTTGAACCTTAGCAGGTCCTTGAGGAGGGAATAATTGAGGAAAGATGGTTGCGTAGGCGCTGACTAAAGCTCTGGCTAACGTGGTGTCAAATGCACCGCAGGCTTGGATGAATGGAACGGTTCTGGATTCTTCTATCTTGAAGCCTAGGTACTTGAGGACAATATTTATAGCGGTTTCCCATCCCTGGCGGGCCGCTATATCCCCTTCTATCTCTTCAAGTAACTTGTTGCTTAAGTCGAGTAGAACACTATCTCTAATCTTAAACGCAAGGTTTTCGTAGAAATCTTCTGGTGGCTCAACCGGTTGTGTAACTGCACTTAATTCAAAATCTTGTGGTGGATACTGAACCTGCATTTCAGGCTGCCCAAGATCTGAATAACTCTCACGTCCGTATTGAGCCACTTATCATCCAAGTTGATAATTGAAACTCAATAATCCTACAACAGTTATTTCACAAAGTAAAGTGATTTAACTAAAGTGCATCTACACTTTAAGAAAAGTATTTAGAAAGATCGAGAGTGTATTTTTCAATAATAGTGCTTGTCCATGGTTTCATCCGAAGATTATCCCAAAACTCTCTTACGTCGCACTCAGGACAGCAGCCACATAGGCATTCTGAATATTCTATTGTTGGCTCAAATTCTGTTTCAAGCATTAACTATCTCCCTAACCTTATCCATTTCGCCTTTATCCGCAATAATACCTTCTGCAATCTTTAACAACGCTTTCATGGTATCGTCGTCCCCTTCATCAAGTTGATAATCCTGTTCTAGAGTAAATTGAACCCTGTGATGATTATTGAATATGGCTTTGCTTAGCATGGCTGTTTCGTCCATGTCAGCGTTTATCATCATGTCGATAAAGCCATTGTCAAACCATCCAATAACGCCTGGATTGTCCAAAGCAAGTCGATTCATTGAATATCTTGGCTTACCGGTGCCAATAGAGAGAACAGATATAGACTCATACTTTTTACTCTCTGAGAGTTTTGCAAACTCGCAAACAGCCAAAGATTCGGGATTATTGACCCATATCCCTCCGTCCACCTCTAAACCCCATGCGCTTTTATCATTCCACTCTAGTCCCTTTTTATGCTTCATCCAGAAAGGCTTAAAGTAAACAGGAGAAGCAGTTGCTGCCGCCGCTATTTCCCACATTTTAAAGTCATGAACCATAGACTTAATAGCATCTTCGGAAGAATGAACGATTGGCTCTCCTCGGCAAAGACAATAAGTTGGTATCAATACCTTACATTTAGCATGACTCAGCAAGCTATGACTAAGCCCATTCTTGTTGGTTGAGAACGTTTTTTTAAGAAGATCGTCTAAGTAGGTGCGATCATATTTCGGTGCCCACAATCCATCTCCGGTGGTAATCATCCTCCAGATAGATTTCTTGAAGATGTTTTTTGACTCTTTTAGGTAGATATCTACTATCTCAGAAGCCTTGTAAGGAGGAATGGGAGAAGCCAGACAAAGAGCAATTAATGCCCCTGTAGACGTGCCTATAATCATATCGAAGATATCTGATATAGGCTTTCCTTGCTCTTCTTCAATGGCCTGTAAGATGCGAGCAGGAATCACCCCTCTTACCCCTCCACCATCTATTGAAAGTATCTTAAACTTTTTCATTCGAAACTATCGTATCCTTCGACCTTAACCCTACCCCGAGCATAGAACCCATAAGCATCTACATTGTCTAATATATCTTCAATCCAACCGAGTAAATATCTAAACCTAGACATTCCCATCAAGTCAGCAATCTCTTTTTGCTCTTTATCAAGATACTTATCAGCCACTTTTTTAAAGGTACTGTGTTCACCAAGATAGTCAATTTCATGGCTATCAATCTTAGAGCCTAGATATGCCTCTTTTCTCTTTTCCCATTCTTCTCGGTTTTTTTCCTTCATAAGAACTGCAAGCTCAACAGGGTCTTCCACAGGACCTATAAGCTTTTCAAATTCTTCCATTTCTTCCATTTTTTCTTTAAAGTACTGCGACCTAACGTCAATAGAGCCAATAGTAGGAGTACACGAACTTCCCCATCTTGCATCTATCTTCTCAACACCTTCTAAACCAGAAAACATGTCTAGATATTCTCTATCCCTTCTGTCTAATTCGCTCTTTGGGAATTCAAACAAGACAACTTTATTTATCGTACCGTCTTCATTTTTGTAAAGCTTGCAAACATTATCATCTTTCTCTAACTCAAGACCGTCATTTTCACGCATAAAACGTGGACTAGATGTGAAAAGCTTGTCAAACATATCCTTATTCTTCTTATATTGCGCAACAGAAACGGCATTTCCGCCAAGATTATACGCAGATTGAATTTTATCCATCATTGGCATATCGTGAAATATTATATTAACCCACTTGTAAACCTTTTCTTCTGGCTTATTTTCTTCAAGAACAAGTTTACAAGGTTGATTCATGTCAATATCTGAATTATTAAATTCATCCAGAAATTCTTGCCAAGGGGTAGGCTCAAGAGGGTGATTATTTAAAACCTTCCTTACAACCTTTTTCTTAACAAGCTTCTTCTTTACAGAACTATTTTTTACAGGTTTTTTAACCACCTTCTTTTTCTTTTCAATTTTCTTCTTTACCGATTTCTTAATAGCCATTATTTTTCCCCTTCCTTTTAACAAGTGTGTTATAAGCATCACTAGTACGTGATCTTATCTTACGTTTTGACTTCAAATAATCAACAATCTTATCAACCTCACTCTTAAATGAGTTGATATTATCAATACTTTTTCGTAAAGCTTTCATATTCAGAAACGCTTGGCTATTTAGCTCTTCTTTTACCTCAATCATCTTTTTTGCCCATAAAATATAGCCAAGAAAATCCAAAAATAGGATAGAATAAACAAATCCACCAACAATCGGTTATAACACATAAAACAATTGGAGTAAGAAAACAACTAAGCCATGAAAAAAAAGTTGTCACTTCTTTAGCAATACTACAGTCTTCTTCTCTCAAATTTTTTAAAGAATTCTTTACATTATTGATAATAGCTTTAATGTCATCCATGAAGCTGTTACTCCCATTACTATTGCCATTCCGAAATCATACAAATAAACTTTCCACTTACTTTCCATGATCCTTACCCCTTAATCAATTTTGTAAAGCGTAGCAACACCTACATACGTTGTCAAGTTTTTTTTGCATATTCACAAATCACCCTGTTGACAAATTAATATCAGATATGTACTATAGTCAGAACTTAAACTTATAGGGAGTTTTTTACATGAAACGATTAGTAGCAATTCTTTTATTGATTTTGCCTTTTGGGGCTAAAGCAAACGACCCATCTATTTATGGCGGATTAGAGCTTCAAGTCCGTGATATGGGAGTAAGAGACGGTAATATTGGTGTTTTTTCACCTGCTGCCTTACAGCCTAATATTTTAGCTGGTGTTAAAGTACATGAGAACGTTAGTTTAGAAGCTGGGGCTAACATTTGCAGGTTTACTCACAAAAGCAAAAACTTTCACAAGTCAAATGCTGTGCATTTAGGTGCTATTGGGCATTATCCATTAAGTAACAAGGTCACATTATTGGGTGGGCTTGGAGCTGCTAGAGTAAGCGCAACCTATCATAATGCAGCTAAACTTAAGCAGAGTAAGCTAAAGAAGGTCGTTCCTAGGGGATTGGTTGGCTTGCAATACTCCATTTTAGATGGATTAGATATTAGAGCCTCTGTAGCCCATGAAAAGACCAAGAAGCTGAAAGACAGCTTTGTACGGTCGAAAGATAGTACCTCTTATAGCCTTGGAGTTATCAAGACTTTCTAATGGAAATTTCAACCGGTGACAAATTGTCACCGGTTGATTCTTAAGTGCAGGGAGCACGCAATGTCAAAAAGTTCATCTGAGATGCAAAACTCTCAATCTGGATATGTTGTAGTAGATGGAGCTGGTTCGGCGCATTCATCTCCTCAGTCCCCTACCGCTGCAAATCTTTTAACCCCTGAAATATGGTCTATGCCTAATTCTAAGACGGCTTCTCCAAATAAGAAGGGTGTACATACTCCACCAGAAATAATATTGCCACCTCCTTCGTCTGGAAATGTTTCTCCAGCTACCCCTCCGGACAAGCTTGATGTTGAGATAAAGACTGTCACAGACAAGGTTAATTCTGATGAGCTTTTGATGCTTAGGAAAAATCATGCTGATGAGCTAAAGGCACAGCACGAACGACATGTAAAAGATATGCAAGATGCGATCGCCAAAATCACAGCAGATTTATCAAGAAAGTATGAGAGCGAGCTATCTGCTCAAAAGAAGCTATATGAGCAGCAAATTTTAGAGCAAGAATCTAAAGCGAAAGCTGATATTTCTAAGAGAGATGCGGAGATTGCATCTGAGATAAAATTAAGACTAGAAACAAAAGCCGCCATGATTAACGAGAAAGTCTTACATGAGGCTACTCAAGCTGCATTGATAGCTGAGCAACAAGATCATGCCAAGACAAGAAGTTCTCTAGAATATTCCCAGAGAATAATTGCTAGTCATGCTGTTTCGGTTGACAACACCTATAAGTTAGGCTACAACGCTGGCTATCAAGCTGCTATAGCGGCTGAAAAAGACAGAATGAACGGCCCGGCTAACATGTAGGATTGTTTAAATCACAACAAAAAATCCAATCCCCATCAGGAACGAGTTCTTTATCCCCAGTCTTTTCTGGCTCTTTGCATTCTCGTTTGGAGCCATTCGGTTAAACCGTTTGCTGTTTTCATATCCAAGCATAAATCGAAAACCGGTATGGTTCACGGTATATTGAAAACCAGCTCCTAGTTTTAAGAGAGACTTCCTTGAAACAAACGTTCGACTGGTTGTTAGAATATTCAAAGGACCACTTTTGTTCGCAAACAATATGTCTTGGTTAAACACCTTCAGCCTTATCGTTCCAATGTAGCCCATAGCCTCTAGCTTACCGTCTGCCCGATCAACTATTGGGAAAAACCCAATAATTGCCCCATGCCAGCCTTTGATCTTGGACTTGGTAAGATGTTTTTCAGGTGGTAGCATGGGAGATAGACCAAGAGAGCGTTCTCCAGCTTGTATTTCCACTCCTCTAGTCCTCATAGGAGTAGTTTCATAGCCTGCCTCTATCCCAACGTAATCGTTAAGCCTAAGACCTGCATAGATGTTGCCTTGAGGAGATTTTGGCTTAAATAGGTTATCCCCCATGCCTTCCATGTACTTCATGGACCGGATTTGGACATCTAAGCCAAAGTATGGACGTAGGTTTTCGAATAAGAATTCATTTCCTTTGACCGAAAATGGATATATCAGAAATAAAGTTATAAATACGACTTTTATAAAGGTTAACATACTCTTCTCCCTTCCGTTGGGTTAATTGAGTGAGTATATCATTTTTTCATTTCGATTTAACCCATCCTTTCTATTTCATCAATTATCTTATTTATAGTTTCTCGAATCACCATACAATTAAAATCCCTAAAACCTTTATCGTCAATACCTTTCAATATAAAATAAGTCACATTCGCCAAAGCTGAACAGCCAGTGCTATATTTAACTTTAGTCATCAACTCCATAACGTCTTTGGTTAACCGTAATATCTCTTTGTCTTGGCCGTCTGTACAATCTGATGCTAACTTCTTTGTTATTTCCACCTTGTATTCGGAGCCGTCTTTCTTTGAAAAGATATTTGAAATAAGATCAATTAACATTACTTTCCCCCTACTCGCTCTTTATGTCTAACTTAAACTGCATCCCATCATGCGCACCCTCAATATGAATATGCGCATCCTTATTCTCTATAGACTCTTCTATCATCTTCTTGTAATCAGGAGCCTTTTCAGGAACAACGTCTATGGTTTTGTTTTTTTCTTTGCATTCTTTCCAATATTGTTTACATCCCTCCACAACAGGGTTTAATTCCTCTTGCTCTGGTGGCAATACCTCTCCTTCTAGTATGTTCTTTTTTTCTACAAGGCCACTTAAAAGAGCTGCATTCATTCTAGCGCTGTGATCGGCCACATTATCCATTACTTCTTTTGTGGTCAAATATGCTCCTACTTCTCCTTCTATAACCTTTGTCAAACTATCATCCTTATCCTCTATCCCAACCAATGGTTTATCTTGAACCAAGATAAATCCATCCAACTGTATCGAAAGCTTCTTAGGGTCCAATGTCTCAGTCACATCCTGATGTCTCTCATAAGGCACAGGATAATAACCATCCCCAATAACCTTCTTAATCCGATTCTCATCTAAGCAAACCCCACCCCCATAAGACTCACCACCTCTGTACAACCTACACCATTTATAAGTTACACCTTCAGGAGGAGTTACTTTAAGATCAGAAAAGGTAGTGCATTTACCTGATTTAACTACAGACTTTTTAAAAAGAGGATCTTTTTCAATCTCTTTTTGCATTTCCTCAGCATCCTTGGCATCACGTCTCAACTTTGCAAAGGTCAAAACACTAACTATAGCTACAAAGCTAAAAGCAAGCGGATACTTAACACACATCCAAATTTCTTGAAAATTCATACCATCGCTCCTATAAAATTACACAACAACCCTTTGAACGCTTTTCAGCTTCTTCCATATCTACTAACCCAGCATCCTTAAAAGCCTTCATTATCTCTTTAGTCTTCATAATGTCATCATTCTTTTTCTTCATAATCTTAGCCATAACCTTAGAAGCCTCTAACCAAGGCATCATACTACGTTCCATAACCTCAATCGTAACCTTTGTCTCTACACTAACCTTCATAGCATTTACTCCACATCTAACCCATCAAGTTTATTTGCCTTTGGCCTAATATAATCCATTACGTACTTATCTACTGACTCTACTTTATCCAGAATTAAAGGAAACATACAAGAAGCATGTTTAAACTTATCAGGATTATTCTTTATTTTTAAACCCACTTCTTTTCGCTCCTCAGGCGTAGGAGTATAGTTAAATACTAATCTATCTCCTTCCCATTCAGCATTAGATCTATAATATTCCGAAAAGTTACGAATAAATTCCTCTGTCACCTCTCCATATACTGTCCAATATTGAGATATCAATTGTTTCTCTATCTCTTTAAACTCTTCCAAATATTCCTCGGGAATATTCATAGTTACCTCTAAAGGAACCTTCCCATACTTCATATTCTCCCACACAGATAAAGGAGAACACTCAGTAGCAAGCTTATGAATCCGCAAGTACTCCTCACCTTTAAACTTAACCCTAAGACCATTTGGGAACCTTACTACAAAACCCTCTTTGTCTTTAGGGAGAGTTTTCTGTAAAGCTATCATCTCATCTATTGTGTAATTTAGTTTTTCTACAATTGGTATTCCATATGTCTCGGAAAAACGATATAACCATTCGCGGGGAAATTCATATCCAATATCCAAATCAAAAGCACTTTTATATCTAAAAGCAGCTAATAACACTAACTCCCTTTTTCCCTTATAATCACACACTATCTTATTTGAAGGGTAAATTATTTCAAAAAGAAAAGTAATACCGTCATACTTCTCTATTGCCCTAGCAGCTCCTTGATACAATTCAAGCAATATATCTGTTGCTTCAACAGCCTGCTCGCTCACAAAACTACCAACAGTGGCAATCTTTACTATCCCATTATGTAAATAGCTTATTCCAAGACTTCCATCTAGCTTATCGTAAACTTCATATTCCTTATGCTTTATTATCTCGTTATAACTACTCTCCGGCATCTCATTAAGATTAAAGAACTTCGGGAAAGGATGAGCCACTATCTCACCAGTATCCTTGTTAAGGATAAGACCCCTTGCAAGTCTAGTTTCTTTGTACCATCCTTTACAGTACACACATTTTTCTGTGTACTTATACAAAACTAGGTTATCCATCTCACACTTACGTACGAGACCTTTATCAACGTAATGTTCTAACATTCCATACAAACCACAACCTAACATAACTTATTTACCCCATATAGTCCTATCATCATTTTTTCTAGCCAATGTATAACCAAACTCAAAACAAATTGTAGGAGTAAAACCATTTGGAAACTCGTCCCAAATATCAAAAAAAATACCATTAACTCGAACCTTACTAAAAACATTATTCTTAACAAATAAATTTACTCGTTCAATCTCCTTTTCCACTATATCGCTAATTATAGCGCATATATTGTTAATGTCATTTAATTCATCATAAAAAAAACGATACGATACTTTATTTTTTGTAAAAACCTGATGCATCATGGCATGGTCACCAACCTCATTCTTAAAAGATAATCTTAAAAGAACGTACTCATCAGTAAATGTATCTTTAACAAACTTTTCTACCTGAGAAATCTTTTCTTTTAATATTTGCCTTTGTCTTTTTAAGTCGCCTATGTCTTCTATGGGCGTTTCTATCTTAGCATCAAAACATCCAGATCTTTCCCATTTATCATAAATGGCTTTTTCATATTTTGCCGGCTCCCAATACTTTTCTAGCATAAACCTATTTTTCCTCTACCCTTCCAACGCTGACCCTAAAGTATACACCAATCATTAAATCGCCACTTAAATAGTCACCAGCTATATCTATCTTAAAATCCCTAACAAACGCCCCATTATATTTACGTCTCTTAATCTTTTTATTTAGTCTCTCTACACACTGCTCGATAAAGTCCTCCATCTCTCTTTTAATACAGTCAGGATACTTTGAAAGTTTAGGATAAACAATATAATATGGAACTGGATTGATAAAATGAAACCACTTCCCTTTTTTTACCTTAAAATCTGGACCTCTACACTGAAATTCTTCATCAAACTTTTCTCCCTTATAAGGCACCTCTAGCTTTGACCTAAACCATTCTCTGTCGTATTTATCAAAAGCTGGCCTTAATAAACTAATCATATCCGACATTCCCTATCTCCTATAAAAGTAAAATATCCAACCCCATGGAACCATAAATGCTGATAGCGCACATACATTTATTTCAGCTTACCGATGCGTGCACACACCTGGAGGCGTCAGTTGATCAAACGTGGAGACAGCACAGTATCCACATACAATAGCAGCTTGATGCCATCAAGCTATTTACGACGGCCTTCCATTCCATGGATTGGACATTTGATGTGACTACTTATCGGCGTACGACTACTTCACCGCCTTATTCATCGTATTAAGTTACTGTCGAAGTGTAAGGAGCACAACAGACAGGATTTTCACCTGCATTCCCCTGGTATGAGGCAGGACTTTACTTCCGACAAATAATCACATCAGATGTGATCCCTCATCCAGAATCACAGCGGGTGTGCCTGAACCCAAAACATGCGGGACAACCCAAACAAAGAATCACATTTGATGTAGCTGTCTATCCATTACTATGAGAGTATCTACTTAGCAAGGAGAATCGCTTTCAATTGGTCAAACTCAGGGAGCTTGGATAGACAGCTATCGAATAATAACATATGTACATACGTTGTCAAGTACTTTTTTTAGGCTTAATATATCCCTTAGCAACCGCTATTAAGTAAAATAACCTAAACTGATGTTTATCTAAGAATATGTGACAATCCCCGTAGTTTATAATTGGATCGTCATAAAGACCTTCCCATTTCATCAGCTCTTCATCAATGTAAAAACGTTCCGGATCTTTTCTGTAACCCTTGTCAATAATTGCCAAAGCTTTTTGAATAATACTTCTGTAATGCTCAAACCCTTTCGCAAAAGCATCTCCTTCCTCTTCAGAAACTCTCTTAATAGCTTCCTCTATCAAAGCCTCTCTTTTCTTATCTCTTCTTATCTCACGCAATACTTTTGCTCTAAATTTCTTATCATTCTGAAGAGCGTCACAATACGCATTCCAACCCGGTCTTAATAAATCAACCAATTGTGATGTGGTAATAGTCATTAATGCACCCTCTCAATTATTTTCCTAGCCATCCGCTCATTAAATAAGAGCTTTTCATAGTCTTCTACTATTACATCTATAGGATTGTAATTTGACCAACTCCATCTGTCTGCGAAATTAACCAATAGCATATATAATGAGTTCTTTAGGTCTTTCAATATATAGATGCAAACATTCACCCTACCTTCTTCTTCAGGAAAGCTGTTAAGTGCTACAATCTGAGAATCCATAAAGAACTTAGTAACACCTTGTGTTAAGGTAAGGATGTTATTTTCTTCTGTCATTTGTCATACCAATCAGGTAGTTTATAATCAGGGATTGAATCTGCGTCGTAATACTCTGCCTTGCGTATTCTTTCACGTCTTTTTCTGCGATCATAAACGCCTTTAATAAACGTAGTTCTTTCTATATATTTAGGGTTTATACTTCCATCCAATTCTAGATGTATTTTTTTAATTAATGTTTCTAAATCTAAATCAAGTTCGTTCAAAATAAATACTCCCTTCAAAACATGTTAACCACAGCACCCCTTTCTATAGGATAGCCTGTATTCTTCGGAATAATAGAACCCGTCTTACTATTATCATCCTCAGAACCTCTCAACTGTCCACTGTATATTAACCTAATTAGAACCTGAGTCATACTATCTACGACATCCCTTGCCTCAGAATTTGGAAACACTGAACAAAGTTCCCTGAAGTTATGAGCATAGTCCTTCAACGTAATAAAGTCTGGTCCCTTTGCTGGCAACCATACTCTTCCAGTCTCAATAACAAAACTTGAAAGTTTAACCCGGGCTATCTTGTCTCCATAAGGCGTGGGATTGAACTTCATAGCTGAAATACCCGCTCTTCTGAAATCCTGAATCAAACTAAATCCTGATGCTTTTTCCTCTACCATCACAATGTCTGGAACGTGATCGCCATTTCCCTTTATCTCTACCGGCCCACCATTGCGATAGTCTTGATAGAACAACTTAGCAAGTTTCCTAAGTTCTGGATATTCTACTCTTCCTCGCCACATATTGATCAAGATGAGGTTTGGAATACCGTTTTCATCGTTGAATAATCCCCATGTCGTACATGCTGAGTAAGCATCAAGCTCATTGGCATTAAGGGCAGTATCCCAGCTTTGGATGATCTGAGTGTACTTAGGAGCTGATGGATGCTTCCAAAGCTTCCACCAGGCTTTCTTGATCAATCCTCCCTCAGCAGGTGCAGGCCTCTGTTGTAACTGACCGGCTATCCTATATTCTGAGCCTAACCCGTTCTTTAACCGTTTTAGAGCACTATCCCCAATGCGGTTTGGCCATAATAATTCCCCGGGAATATTCCTTGGATCTTCCCATACCTTTCCGCTTAGTGTTACGGTGCGACATTTTCTCTCTGCCTCAAATTCCATTGGTAGCATAAGGTGTACGAATAAAGGATCGTTTTCCAAAATATACCCAGACACATCCATTTGATGAGTTCTTTGTTGAGCGACCACAGAACGCC